GTTCTTTACCATTCTCCAGGGTTCTTTTGTCATAACTTAGTTAGAATTGATTTCTTACCACCTTTCACTGGAGCACTTGGATTTGGCCCATCTAATACTCCAGGTTGCCTTCTGTTAACTACTTTTGGGACTACGGTTCTAAATACTTCATCACAGAACGGTAAGTAGATTTCCAATCGTGAAGCTAACATACAAAGGTTCTTCCTTAATTCATCTATTAATCCACCTGGTTGCATTGCTTGAGAAAGTGTTTTCCATAGGGAACTTGTAGCATCTGCCAAGGTATCATAATATTGCACTTCAGTAGGCCCAGTAGTGATTTGTTTTATCCTATCACCTCGGGCAAGTTCGGGTTTAGAAGTACCATCACCAGTTTGTTCTTTGGTAGAAGTTAATTGACTTAGGTATTCTGAAGTACTTGTTAATAGATTAAGTATCTTCACATTGAGAAAGTCCCATGCTGCCAATTCCATTATTAATTGGTTTTCTAGTGCTTCATACCATAATTCATCGGTGTATTTATCTGCAGGAATTTGGTGATTTACTAGAGGACCAATATAATATTGCCATTTAGTGATGTAGATAGATTTATCTTCCCTGGTCATTCCCTCTGATATCTCTGAAGGAATATAGTGGTCGATTAAATTATATATTGTATCGGCTAATGCCGTATGCCCATAATCACAAACTACCAGAGTCTTATCTACGGTGATATCTAAACCATTCGAGTTGGTTACATGTAGGGTTACTGTATAGAAACCGGGAGTTTCATAAGAATAGGAAACATGTCTTCCACCATTGAAAACCTCTCCCTTATCATCGCCAAAGTCCCAGTCAAAAATGGATTTGGCCGGGACTTTGGATATGACTCTGAATGAAACTTCCAGACCTGACGTAACGTACAAAAAGTCCAGATTGTTATTCATATTAGTCTGTCTTATGTAATTTTCATATATTACCCTTTAGAAGAGGATTCGAATTCTTCCAGCAAAGCCTGAATAAGTGTTTCTACTGTATCATCTTTCTCGGCAACTATTTCATGAAGACCTGCTACCAGTTTCAGTTCTTCCAGGGAATAGCCCTTTGCAAGTTTTTCAAGAGTCATGCCTTTCTTGAACTGAGCATTCAGTCTCTTATCCAACTTTTCGATGTCGGCCTCTGAATACTTTTCGATTTCTGATTTATCAGCAATGATAATCAGATGGCCAGAGGCAATTGCCTTCTGAATCTTTGGTGCACGGAATTGACGACGAGAGAGTTCCTTGTCTTCTCCTCTACAAACGGTAATACCAGTTGATTGGTCATGAAAACTGTAAGCTCTTGGTCCCACAGTTACTGTATATTTATCTTTAGCCATATTTCCTAAGATTTAAAAATGATTAAAGAGAGGATAGGTCTTTTTAGTTACCTACCCTCTCAGGGAATTTATATAGATGAAACCGGACGTCCCTTATTATTCTAGGTTAACCATCAAATATGGGTCTACGTTCATGAACTCGGGGAAGCCGAATTCTGAGAACTTCTTGTCAGCAGCCAGCAACAGAGTTGCATCCTGGTACATCTTAGAGAAGCCAGTAGTCAAGCTTGCATAGATTGCCTGAGTCTGGTTAGAAACGATTCTTTCAGATTCAAGCATCAACTGACGAGCAGTAAGCTTAATCAAGGCAGCAGATGTATCAATCAACAGCAACTGTTGGTCGGGTGTACCCGGGTGAATGTAGAAGTCAGCATTCTTGGGAACAGGAGACTTAACATTCAGGGTAGCTTCTGTAGTACCAGAGTGACGATCCTTGAATTCCGGCAAGTTCAGCATTTCGATTGCCTGGTCTTCACCACCAATCATAGTTTGGAAGTTACGTCCCATACGAGCAGCACGTACCCAAATATGCAGAAGGTCTTTGTAAGTGATACCATTAGTTGTTTCGTATACACCGATTACCGGGGCAGACTCAGAGCCATCAGGGTTGTTACCATTGATAGCAACGTCCATAGCCAGAGTATCCAGAGCATAACCCAACTGAACGCCAAAATCACGAAGGTAGATTCCCAAGACATCGAGCGAAACATAGTTACGAACTTCATCAGTAAGTTTGAAACCTTTTCCGATTTTGAAGAGGCTAACTGATTTCTGTCCGAAGCTAACATCACCCAATGGGATAGTTTCTGCCTCATTAACCTTTGCAGGGGCAGCATCCGACATGTTAACCATCGGCATGATTGCTTGTAAACCATTGATTGGTTGGTCAGATGCAATGATATTTGGATAGAACGGAGCCTGGCGCATACCCAATGTGATAGCAGCACGGATGATTTCCGGAACAATCCAACGAATATTCTGTTGGGGCATTGTAAAGATGTTCTGCATCGTGTCCACTTTTGGATTGATGCCCATCTTTTCAAAAAGTTCATCTTCTGAAATACCCCATTTACCGGTAACCAATTCTCCAAAAGTTACCTCTACAGGCTTCTTGTCCTGTGAACCGGAACGAACAGCTTCCAAGCTTCTTACCATTTCCGGCAGCTCATTCATAAAATCCTGAGCCTTCAACTTTGTAATATCTATTTTATTTTCCATAACTTCTTTTCTCTTATTTGATGAGTACTTGAATTACCTCATTTGCCTCTTCTGCAGGATTAAGGGCAATGAACTGGGATGAAGTTGCTTGGTTAGCTTTTACGAATCTATCGTTAAGCAATGTTCCATCGGGAGTTACATAGCCGGCGTCGATATTTCCGTTTGATACCCAGTTACAAATCATGTAACCTTCCATAGCTACTGTTACCTCTACCGGGAAATTTCTTTGAGGTTGATAAGCAGGGTTAACGTTATCCGTTACTGCTACACCCAAATAAACTTGAGTAGCTGTATCAGTGCAAGGGTAAATCAAACCTTCTTCATTCAAAGCCACTGGCATACCCTGTACGATTTTCTCTCCAGCTTTAACATTGAAAGCCTGGTGCAATTTGTGTGACTCACTTTTGTAAATCACCGCTCTCGGGGTTCTTTCCCCAAAGAGAGTAAGTTGCTGAGGGTCGTTTACGATTTTAGTTTTTTCCATAACGCGGATTATTTATATTAGTTATTTGATTTTGTTTCGATACAAGTTATCGATTACATTCTTAGTACTCGGAGATTCTGAATTCCGTTGGGTATCAGTACCCTGGGTTCCAGTTTTACCCTCGGTATCATCCTCAGCAATTGAGGAAGCACGATTGACGTCCTTAGAACCACATTTTGAGCAAGTGAGAGGGAACTTCTCTTCCAAGCGAGCTTGGTAATCCTTTGTCAAGGAAACAAGAGTAGTAATACCAGTAGTCTCGGCATTGAGCATCGTAACGATTGTCTCATCTACCTTATCACCCATCAACTTCTTGTAAGTTTCTACGGCATTTTCACGGAGAGAAGCAATGTGATTCTTTCCTACAGTTGCCATTTCCTTCAAGTTAGCTACTTCAGCATTCAAGTTGGTAATCTGTTCCGTAAGAGAAGTTTTCTCTGTAGTAAGATTATCTACCGAAGTTTGCAATTCGTTTCTGGATGATACCAAAGTCTGAATGCAGGCAATTACATTTTCCTGATTCATCTCTTTACCTTCTTCCAGGGTAAGCATGTTATCCCCAAAAAGGCTTTCAAGAAATTTTTGTAATTCGTTCATGTTATCTTTATTTGAATGATTATCATTGGCATCATTATCATTAAAAGAACCCTGAGTATCGTTCTTTTCTTGATATGATGTTAAATCTGATTTATAATCAGTAAAGAAGTATTGCTTCGATTTATCATCTCTATACTCTTCATAGGATGCCCAAGTTCTTTTGGCAAAGGTTGGGTTAATGATTTTACCATCCGAGCCAATTTTCTGGGCAAATGAATCAGCACCATGTGAAACTAGTGAGGTCTCAAGGTAACGAACAATTTCAGTAACAATTCTACGTACCATAACTCCCTTAGAGTCATAAGTACCCAGTTTCTGATAAAATTCGTTATCTTCCATTTGGGGATGGGATTTATCCCACTTAAATTGTACAGTAACTGAATTACTATGAATTGAAGGAGGTTCCATAAGGATGCCTCTAGCAATTCTTGGGTTTGCCTTACCATCGATTTTCAGAATACCGTTGATACCAGCGGGTATAGTAAAGCTACCGTCTTTATAGGATTCCTGCCACATTACTTGTGATACAGCACCAATAGCATTACCGATGTTGGTTTCATGGTCACAGTTTACTGTTTGACCAAGCAACATCTTCATAGAAGCCTTTAGTACTCCATTCTGACCAAAGTCTGTCGGGTTCCAATTCTTAGATACAATCGTTTCTGAAAGTAATCTGAACATTGGTTCGATAAACTCTTCGTCCTTAGGAGTTAGTTCCGATTTGTCTAGGTTGGGATAGTAAGTATTATAATCTATATCCCCTCCCCAAAACCCAAATTGAGCAATGGAATCCGGTGTAGGATTTTTCCATTTGTAATAATTCTCTGAGAAAGCCTTGGCTCCCACTGCTTCTGGGATATACCCAGCCATAATGGTATGGCCTTGACCTATCACCATAGAATCAAGATGCTCTTTGTTTTTCTTTGTAAATTTACTCATCTTGCTTTAGTATTTTGGTCTCCTCGAGAAGGAGCCGGGTTATTCTTATCTCTTGACCTACGAGCAGATTGGTTTTTATCATCTTGCCTTTGTTTCTTCTTAGTTCCTTCTTGGGGGTCTGTATTACCTCCCTTAGCAAATTGGTCCTCAAGTGAAACTCTTGGTTCTTTCTCATCAGGAGAATCATAACCCATTGCCCAAGCATATTGCTCTTGGCTAATGATACCTGCCTTATACAATAAGTCAAGGTTCTGTATCTTATACTGAAGACCTTGTTGGATTTTAACTTCATCAGAAACTGTAGAAGTTCCCCAATCAATCTTCATCCCCTTATTATTAAAGCCTGCCAGACGCAGTTCTAGAGAATAAAGTCGGTCTAATACATAAGCTACAAGCATTTGGATATTTTTTAACTGGCTAATCATCTTAGACAGCATTATACCAGTTGCACCTTCACCAGTAGTAGATGATACCCCAATGATAGAGCCATTAACTCCCAACCCATTTGCTACAGATTGTTGGTTCATATTCCAAGGCTTCTCGATATTACCGAGCTCCTTAGTAGTAGAATTTAGTTTGAATTCATGGTCATCTATGTAACCAGCAACTACTCCATCCTTCATACCCTCTTTAACATTACGTTTGAGGATATTGAGTTCATGATATAATCTGGATTCATAAGCTTTGATACTCTCATTTGGCCTTTGTGGAGATTTCTGCATCTTAGCTTCTAAGAAACCCACCATACCACAAATCTCCATGATATGTTTGAAGTTAATCTTCATATCATTTTGTCCTTTGAGGGAATCCAATGCAGGCATAAATGGAGGAACTCCATAAGGTTCATCGGTATCATTGAACATACCAACATAGAAATAGGTTTCTGGGTTAAGCTTAATGTAATCTTGTTGCTTAACAAAAAAATTCATATTCTTTTGGTAAGGAGCATACACCCCATTTAATTCACGTTTAAACTTGATGTGTTCTGGCTTAAGGAATAATACAGTAGCCAAACCATCAAGCTTATCATTTGGTACTCCTTCTACGGATATTGCCCCACTTACAAGAAGTTGAACAATCATTTTATTAACTAAACCATCTATACCAGCAGTATATCTGGTCCATCCCTTGGTGGCTTTCTTAAGATGTTCTCTCATCTTTGAAGCCTCTTCATCGGTATTATTAGGGAAAGTTACTGTATGACTGGTGTTAGCTAACTTAAACATATCTTGCAATGCAATGCCCATATCAGGATTTACCTTATATAAATCCCGAATTAAAGGTATCACATCAACACGAAAAGAGGGTTCAACTAATTTAGTCAACCCTTGTAATGATGTAATTAAGTTATCGCTATCATCGTCAACTGAAACCCTACCAGGCGAAATCGATGTGGCAGGCTTTTCCTCTTTATTAGAGGATGTACCATTCTTGGGAGGGTCCTTCTTACGTCCCCAACCCCAACTAAAATTGAAGTACTTTTTCATCTTGGTTGTACGATTACGTTAGTTTTTCCTTTCCTTATGTGATTACATATTGCTTTTCCAAAGATATCATCATCGGCATATACATCTCCTTCAAGGTCTACATCTACAGCTGAATTGTTAGCCCTATGTTTACCCATTGCAACAGGTCTACCTAAACCATCATAAATGAAGGTATAAGCTTCTTGTACAAAGAATGGGTCCTTAATGATTACGTGATCTAATCGAATATCTTCTTCCAAGTTTTCTATTATCACTGAACGATTCTTTTGGGTGGTTAACCAACCAGGGGATTTATCCATTTCAGGTCTACTTTTACCTTTTTTCTTCAGCATCTTCTGGTAGTAGTAAAGGTTAGGGTAGCCTTCGTCTTGAAGCTTAGAAGTTACTGATAAACCAACGTCATTGGATTCTGGAGCTATTACTGCCCAGTTAAACAACTTCCCAGTATCACCAAGTAACTTAGCATAAGCTCCCACTGCCATTCTTCCCTTATATACTACTTGTTCTTCTCCTAGCTTATCCATACAAGTAAATGAAGAGTAGTCAGAAGCTCTACCAGTTGAAACGTCTGCACCAATGAAATATTCTTTATCTGATTCGGGTTCACAGAATTGTCGGTATTGACCATTAAATCTCTTCTTAATAACTGGGTAATCACTAAGGCAGTCTTCGATAGCTTTAATATCGGCTAAGTCGAAGACTGTATTACCAGATGATAAGAAGTCACCATCAATTTCTTGTGCAGTTCGTTTTGCTCCCAAAGCAGAAGACATTTGGTTATACCAATTGATATCTCGTTCTGGGTGCATTTGCCAGTATAATCGAATTGGGTTAAATGGATTACCTCCTGCAATGGCATCTACCCAAGTTGAGTGATAGAAATTACCAACTCCATAAGGAGTGGAATTGACTATGGCAGCTCCACCAGTGGAAAGAGTAGGAAATGCAGCAGCCCAAATTTGAGCAGCCCATCTTACTACTGCTGCCTCGTCAATTACCAGAAGAGAAAGGGATTCCGAACGACCGGCTTCGGATGATGTCGGAATAGATTCAATAAATGACCCATTATCAAATTCTATCATGGAAGCAGAACCGTATTCTCCAGCTCTACCATTGATTATGGGAGTTTGAAGGTACCATGGAAGATTCTTGTACATGAACTTAATCTTCTTAAGCACCTTCTTAGCAGTTGTGTCTTTGATAGAGATAATGTTTATCTTTTTGTTGGGATGGTACATCGCCAACCAAAGACAGTACATAGAAATAAGTTCTGTAATTCCTGCCTGACGGAATTTGAGAATGATATTGAATCGTTGGGCAATGAAATTATAGAGAACGGATTTCTGAAAGGGGTATAAATCGAATCTTACCTTTCCTCTTACTGGATGTATCACATAGCAAAAAAGGCTAAAAAAGAAAACATCACTAGAAACTCGGGATAAGTTTGATAGCTCTTCTCGAGTTAAAGTAGTTCTAGTTTCTGAGATAGTCTTTGCCATATCTAAAAGTTATACGTTATTTGAAATTCGATGTCAGTACCCATCCCTGATTTTATCTTCGGATAGTAAAAGGTATTGACTCCGAGTTTGTAATTAAATCTCTTAGTCTTGATTGAAAGACCAGCTCCCATATCGAAGAGGTTATTGAAAGGTCTGTATTTGCCATAAACGTATGGACTAAGTGATAACCTTGCAACTTTCTTTCGAGTTAATTGACCTTCATACCAGTTGTAGTTGTACTTATCTAAATCGATTGGGAATAGTCTAGTTGAATAAGTGTTAGTCTCCTTATTGAACAGACTTAAGTTCAACTTATCTTTCTTCAAAACAATTTGAACCAGGGAATCTTGGTTACTGATAACTGGCTGCCTTAGCATGGAATCAGGAAAGAGAGTTGGCTGCTTATTATCATGAACTAAGATTTTACCTGGTTCAACTTTTTCTGAGTACTTCTTCTCTGGTTTGAAGGGTTTCTCTGTGTATACTGTATCTGGGATTTCATTGACCGCTAGTTCTAAGGAATCAACCTCTCGAGAAAGTTTGTAATTCCTGAAGCAAAGGTAAATAGTAAATCCTAGAAGTACAATGAACAAGGCCCTTTTTAAATTCTTCATGTTCAAAAATTTTAGGAAGTTCGCACGCTTTAATGATACTATCTATTCGGTAATCGCTTAGCGATTACCTTTATCGAACGAAGTGAGATAATATCCAAATATACTACTTACGATATGATATATGAATAGCTATATATACGCAGATAAATATATAGATATATATACGTAGTATATTATATATCTATATATTTCAAGGCACCCCAGAAACTTATATATAAGACTTTATATATAAAGCTGAAACTCAAGGTTTCTTGGTATTTGCCTTTTTGAGGCATTTTTTGAACCAAATACCTATTTCCCCTACTGCCCCTTTGGCAATTGTATACCTTGCCTTGTTAAGCCAATAATGGTAATCCTTAAAATCACCCTCGAAGGTATCTCCATTCTTGTGAAGGTAAATTTTAAATTTCTTTGGGAATCCCATAATTGCCTTGAAATCCTCAATCCCCAAAGGATACCCATCAGGTCTGAATTGCCTATCTGCAGGTCTGAGAGTTAATGGTGGTTTATCATACTCCAATCGATATACTCCTGGGAGAGTACTCATCTTTGCAGTTTTGATAGGCCACTTCTTTTCATCTTTAAAATCTCTAACCCAGAGTCTATGTATCTTTGCTACTGTGAGATTCTTCTTCTCTGGAAGCTTTCGATAGTCATACATTGCCAGAGTTTTACTCATAAACGGAATCTGGTTAGTATTATTTTCCTGAGAGAATGTGAGTGGTTTAAGTAGATTTCTAGTAATTGTTGGGTTTTTTACTTGAAATACTTCATCAAAAGCATTCAAATATTTCTTACCAGTTTTTCTATGTACTCCAATGATAAGTAATCTCTTTCGTGATAACTGTGAGTTACCGTAGTCAGAAACGCTTCTTTCGTGAAAAATAAGTTTATAGTCTTCAAGAGTTTTTTGAAGATATTCTTTTGGGAGCAAAGATAGCAAACGAGGTAAGTTTTCAATAAGAAATATCTTAGGTTTATAATGTAAGATTGATTGAATTACTAGATTCAGGGATTTATTCTCTTGGGGATTGCCCAATTCTTTTACTTTTGAAAGCCTCATAATAGAAGATGCTCCACAGTCTGGGCTTGAAAGTATGATGTCTGGCTTACAATCTGGGAAGGTTTCATCTTTATAATATGGTATACCACCAAAGTTCAATTTCCACTGCTCTAAGCCTTTAGTATAAAATACTCCTCGAGTTTCTATATTAGCTATCAAATTCTTTCTAAAAGGGAACAAAAGGATGCCTGCACCAGCAGACACCCCTAATACTTTTAATTTTTTCATTTCTTGTAGCTTCTCAATTTAAGGTACTTAATCCAAGCAAATGGCTTACGGTCTTCCAAGTAACTCAGATTCTTATCATTGTTGTGAGCTTCTTCTTCGAAACTTACATCATGATATCTTTCATTCTGTTTATCCCACTTGGCAAAGCACATGATAATTAGGTATTCGATGATATACCAGAGATAGAAGAATCCAAAAGTCAAAGCCACTACCCACCAAAAGGATATACTGAATGATAACCAGAGTATGATACCGAGTACCAAACCTACTATACTACATTCAATCTGTTGTATCTGATGAATACGTTCATGATTGATATCATCAGGTTTACACTCTTCTACTTTGTGTTTGAAGAATGAGTTATACACCAGAGTAATTGCTTTGTAACTGGGGAAAAGAAATACTTTTGCTACCCAGCTGTTAAAATGACATCTTTTCATAATTTACCTTTAAAGTTTTCGTAAGCATTTCTTAGTTTTTGGTCGTAGGCATTCTGGGCATACCCGGGACCATTGTATTTTCTGGCAAAGCCAGCCCAGTCCTTTTCTTTGAGATTACTCAAACAACCAGAGTTTTTCATGAAATAATACATGAGTTCTAGTTGATTTGCATGAGATTCTGACATCTTATGAACGAATTCGAAGACATCTTTACATTCACAGAGGTTGTGATTGAACCCACAAATCTGGAACATACCCCAACTTGCAGACTTCAATGCACATTCTTCGTCAATTTCTTTGGCTAATTCGAGTCTCTTATACTCGTGTACACCTCCCAAATACTTCGATTTATCCCATTTAGGGAAGAAAATCGTAGAATATCTCTTACAAAGGTAAGCTAAATCTCTGTCAGGGAATTTCTTATGTACTTCTTTGTACATAATGTGACCCTCAAAGAGGATTTGAGGCCTACCATCAGCTAAAAACCCATCTCTACCTGCTGCTTCTACCAATTGAACAGCTTTCAATAGAGCAGGTTCTAGACCTAAGCGAATAGCAAGGTCTTTAATCATTTCATTTGTTAGTTTATCCATAACTTATCAGTTTTAATGGTTCAATTTTAGTAACGAAAGTATTGCTTATAACCCATTTTCAATATGTTTAGAGGTTCTATTATCATATATAACTTATAAAATAATGCAATATGGACAAGAAAAATGAGTGCCAGATATGTGGCAAACCAATTAATTTAGAGGAATTCGATGAAACTAGAGAGATTCCCCAACTTATGGCAAGAAAACAAGTTTGTTTTCAATGTGCTTTTTGGTTTAATCGATTAGCTTATGATAAAGAGCTTGAGAAAGAGGGTAAAATTGCGGTAATTACTCCCGATTATTCTCATTGGATAACTAGAGTACCGGGAAGTATTTTAATGGTGCCCTCGGCTTTTGGTGGTATTTACCAAACTAAACTCCAACCAGTAAACACTCTGGGAGTTATTGATGAAGACCGAGAGAAGCTTTTCATTATCCGTTATAATAACATCACTCACCAAGGCACTATACCAGAACATCTAAGAAAGCTTTTTAAAGTAAACGGAGTAATTCTATCTCCACAGGAATACAAAATGCTAGAAGATTATCGGGGCAATGCCTATGAATTTATTAAAAATATGATTGATAATGCAATAAATAAGAAATAATTTCGTATATTTGCATAAAGAAAAATTCTTAATAAATAAAGATATGAAAAAAGAAAAGAAAGAAATCAAAAAGCTCAAAGAGGGGGATGAGGTTATCTTCACATTATCTGGAAGACCCATCATTGAGAAAGTTACAGTGGAATCTATTGATAAAAAAGGTGGATTCGCAATGCTCAGTAACCGAGTAAAAGTTGCAAGAACCTTGGGTCCTGATGATACATATCCAAGATTGGATGGGCAAAAGGGAGAAGTTCGTCCGCTTACCGAAGAGAATGAAAAGGTTTTCCTTGCATATAAGGCCTATTTCTCAATTAAGAGAAACATAGAATTACTTGATAAGGAGATGAGAAGTATGAAAGATTCGAAAGCTTTCGATATGATGATTGAATTTGATAAGAAGCTTACCAAGATTATTAACAAATACCTCAAAGAACAATGACTACTGTATTAGCAATAATTTATTTGGTATGCTTACCGTTCACTGTATTTTTTGTAAGGGCTTGCTTGGATTATTTACCCTATACTCACAAAATACACTCTCTCGTTTTATTCATCTCGGTATGGATGGTATTACCTCTATTTCCGATTTATCTATTAATCAGATACATAAAATACAAATTACTATGAGATACTTTTTTGACAGAGATGGTAATTATGCTGGGACATCAATGCAAGGGTGGGAGATTCTTCTCCTACTCTTATTCCCAGTTGCTTTAATAATCTTCCTCGTATTCTTACCTTTCTATGTATTTCATAAATACAGTTCTAGAGAAGAGGATAAAAAATACGAGGAAGAACATCCAGAAATACTAAAAGTAGATTCTTATATTACTTGCTGGTATCCCTGGCATAGGTATTCTGTTGCATATACACTGGCTCTTATATTCTGGGTAATTGCTTTTATAATTGGGATATTATCTTAATACGGGTATTAAGTTGGCTTTTGATTTACCCAATAAAAATTCAAATCTAATGGATATTTTTTAGTGGGGTTAAACCTACTGGAGAGTATAGGAGTATCATTGCTAACAGGGGGAGTTGAAACTTTTGTAAGAGTATAAGAACCCAATCCAGTTGTTTTTGTTGTAAAGTATGAATTACTTGGTAAATCGTAATTAGGGCTAAAGGCATTACCATTCTTATCAAGGCAGGACCAAGACAACATGTCGAAATTTCCCGGGTATATATAAGCAATATAGACATTAATCATATGTCTATTTTGATTTACTATCCAATTCTTATATAGGGTACCATCAGCCATAAATCCACTTTCGCCACTAATATTGGTGGTAATAAAAAAAAAAGCACTTGTGTCTACTCCCTGGATGGTTATAGGATTAAAACGTATTTCCCAGTATTCTTTTTCTTCGGGAGTAGTAATCTTAAGATTTATTTTATTACCAGATTCATTTTGTGTAAGTACACAAAGCCCAGAAGTACCGTCATTTTGTGCAGTAATCTGAATACTATTGTTACTCTTGTCTTCCTCCAGAAGATAATCCGAGGTATTATTGATGCTAGCAGAATAACCAACTCCAATAACCCCAGACAATTTGCCATTTACATACTTACTCTTTTGAGATTGTATTGTCCATCTCTCAGAGTTTCCCTGTCTTATTTCTGCATATACATCTTTGGTGGATCTCTCCACTGCTCTAAAGTTTATTATTTCCATAATTTTTTAGTTTGGTTTATAGAAAGAACTTTGATATCGCCAATACCAAAGGGATAATCCGAAGTCGATGATATTATATAATCAATATAAAGAATTATGAGAAAGTATCAGTATCAGATTTACTACCATACAAGCAGAGGAAGGTACTTCATTAAGATTAGGTATTCCTTCCTGGGATTGGTGTTTTGGCTTACACTTAGAGATAAGAATTCGAGTAATATAGAAACCTTCCTTGATAAGGATAAGGCAATTGAAAGGGCAGAAGATTATTTAAGGTATTTATACCTAAAGAGAAAAAATAGTAGGGTGTTAAAGGTTACTGGGAGAATAGATATTACCAGTAGGTTAAAATCAGTGAGGGAGGATTATTAAGATGGTGAAGGTTGAAACAATTAGGGATGATAATGAAAAGAGAATCCTAAGATGCTCTGAAGGTAATCGGATTTGGTATCAGATATGGATTACCCAATTGGATATGAATTGTATAGAAAGGTACTTTGATGGGTATGGTGAAGTTAAGAGGTGGTGGTTAAGGAATCTTCAACAGTATTATGTTTTCTTTTATGAGAAGAAAGGTGGTAAGGTTCGAGGAGTTCTTGGGAAAGATAGGACTAAGGATTTAATTCGTGCTATACTTTAATTAGTTGCCAGAGACCTAACATCCCTGGCTTCTTTGTGTGTTATGTGGGCATGTATGTGGTGTGGGATATCTGGGTATGCCCTTAATACGAGGAGTGATTTTTGTGTGGTACTAAAAATGTGTATTTGCCTTCAAGGTACCCCTTAATGTGAGGGCTTCGAAAGTTGTGGTACTAAAAGGGGAGTACGGTTCCGTTAAATTTAACATTTAAAAATAAAAAGTAAGGGACAAACATTTTTATTTGTCCCTTTGTTCTCTAATTATCTATTAAATGATTACTTAAATTTTCTTTAAATTGTTCATTTAAACAATAACATAAGTATAGTAAAAAAGTTTTAAAAGAAAATTTTTTATAAATTGTATATTCAACTTCATTTAAATAATTCATGCTTATTTGGTCAAACACTATAAATTGCTCTGCATTAATTAATTGAAAAGTTTGTACGTCAATAACAGTAGATATTATTCTATGATTTGGTTTTAAAAGAATATAAACTACATATAAAGCACTAACAAAAACAGCTAATAAGATAACAAACAAAATTAATAACATAATAATTTTATTTTTATGATAAGGAGTAAAATTTTACTCCTTATCTGGTTTTATTTTACTTCATTGATTTTTTCACAATTTCGAGACCTTTTATTAATATCTCTTTCTTTTCTTCTTTAGTATTTTCGCTTGCAATCGAAGAAAAAGAAAAATCGTTTAAAACATAGACTTGTTTATAAAAGTCTATAAAGCCCTCAATTAGTTTTTTATCTGCATTGTTTGCAATCGTTGAAAGAAAATTAAAAGTTACATTTCTAAACTTTTTGCGTAACGATTTGATTTGCTTTTCGTTTGCACCCTCAAAAAGTTCTTTTTTATAGATTTCTGTTTTTGTTCCTAAAGCTGTTTTAAAAAGTCCTTGATTTTTTTCTTTTACGCTTTTCAATACGTCTAAAGCAATCAAACTATTTGCTTTACTGTTTGCACTTGCTTTTTCTACATTCACTTTGTTAATTTGATTTTTCATAATAAAATGCTTGAAAGTTTTATTATTAATTATTTTTATTACCTTTTCAAATAGACTTTCAAGACTTTTTAAACTATTTTAATAAGGTAGTATTTATTTCTGTATTGCAAATTTTTCTTAAAAAGTTTTAAATAAAATCTTTCAAATATCGCTTTGTTTTTCTCACATTGCAAAGATACGAACTTTATTTTAATCTACAAACATTTTCAAGAAAATTTTTTGAGAAAATGAATATTTTTATTTTCAAAATTATTTTTGTGAAAAATCTATAAATTCAAAAATTTATTGCACCCTAAAAAGGACTTAATTTTGGAGGTTCACAAGGGAAATCTTCGCACGCCTTGTAGTGGGCATATATGATCTGTATAAGGATATTCCTATATGGCCTATGCCTGTCCTCTAGGAAGTGTGTTATATACCTGTATATTGAAGGCCATTAATGGACTAAGGTGATAAAGAATTAAGGCCGATTAGCTATATCCCTATTATTGCCCTCTATAAACCCCTTGGTCCTATTTCAATAAGGCCATATAGGGACTATGGTAAGCCTATAGGGATTAGGATAGCCTATAATGGCTTACTAAGTTAGCGTAAGTAAAAACCCAGGTACCTAAGTTAGGCCTGGGGTTAATTAGTTAGTATTCGCAATATTCTCGTTCAAGGTATATATTGAGATCCTTGAAAAGTTTGATACCAGGTATAGGACCATCATTTTTGTCCCAAATCTTGAATTCGATAAATTGGGTCTCATAGCCTTCTATATCTGAAATAGAGAGAAGATAGTTCTGGCTTGGGTCAAATTCTTCAAGGAAAACTTCGATAGTAGCCTTAATCCTAATAGGGTGAGTATTAGTAATGCCTTGTACGATTTGTGTTAATCGGTTTGATAATTCTTCTGTGTTCATAGGTAATGGGTTTTTAATTATTAATACTTTATTTATCTGATGCAAATATAGATATTATATTTTAATTATGCAATAACCCTAATTGCCTTCGTAGGTTATTGAGGGCCTTGAATTATATTTGCCTTAGTCCTTGAGGCCATGAATGGAGATTGCCATTATCCTAATTTACCTTGTAACCTTTACCTATATAATAACTAATAATATAAACTAATGGCTCTAGGTAATCAAGGTACCCCTAAATCACAAAATTGTCCTAGAATACAAAAATTAATGCTAATATAAATACTAAGCAAATTACTTACAGAGTTACTAGGAATATTACCTAAATATGCCCCATGAAGGCCTTAAATCCTATAAACCTTTTAGCCCTAAAACCTAATATCCTATTTACCTAATCCCCAACCCAATACTTATTATATAATACCTAATATAATAACTTGGTGAAGGTAATCAAGGTAAATTGTGATGGCCATTAATCGACGATGTACTAAAGCTATACTACCTACATACATAGAAGCTACATAACATATCTGTATTATATAATCCCCTACCTTCGAATTACCTTGAATGCAATCTATAATATAATACATATAAAGGGTACTCATGGCAATCGGATTTAGGGGCCATTAATGGTCGGATTTATTTGCCTTTTTAGGCCTTTTTGAGTTTGCCTTTAAAGTGTGTAGTAGAGCTATATGGTATAGTGGCTATATAGTGAGTTGAGTGGCTTTGTATAGTAGAGGGGTTATCACTTGCCTTGTTTGCCTAAATCCCCAAAACCCCCGGCGAGGTACCTTGATATATGTATTAGGTATTATTATATTAATAGATGGTATATTAGTTATAGAGGGGATAGGTAGATATTATATTATGTACCTTAGTTAGCGTTAGTATGATTTTGTTTTATTTTTGTGTTGGGGAGTGTGGGAGGTACCCGGTATTTATTCCAGGTACCTTGTGGGTATTTATTCGATTAGGTATACCTGTATGAAGGCATATACTAAAAGGATTATGATTAAATTCATTCTGTAGATGAATTTCTTTGTTAGGTAGGCTTCTTCATTTAGGATTAGGAGCCAGATCGTTACGATGAGTAGAATTAGTGATTTCATAATTTTTTAGTATTATTATATGTACCTTGATATAATCCTATATGTGTAGGATACCAGGATTAGTGATGAGGTGTATAGGGTTAGTATTATCGATTGTGATATTATATACCTTATTTTATTTGTTGGGTGGGAGTGCTTGTGGGCTTGGTATATTTTCTCATTACGTATGAGGATGAGGATAGTTCCTACGGATAGGATTATTCGGATTATGTGATAGAGGATATTCATAGTAGTGATATTATATCGATTATGGTTATATCTGTTAGTGGGATTTGTAATATTTCTCTTATCTGTAATCTTATGTGTTGGGAGTGGAGGTGGTTGTTGTTTATCTCTTGGTTGGGGTACCTTAGGTATGGGTTAAGTTCCTCAGTTCTGTATGGGATTACCATTTCCTCTGTGAATCCCTCTGTGTATTCTTTAGTGTGTCCTGGTACCTCGAAAGATACCAGGAATTTTCCTTTTGTTAGCATGGCTCTAGTTCATTAGTTAGGATTCGGATATCGGTAAATTGATTCATGTACTCCCTTTCTGAGGATATGTCAAGGCATTTACATGCTATGTAGTGGCCGTACATTGATATACCTGTTTGATAGCCTTGGTCTTCGTTTAGGAAGTTAGCTAATGGTATTCTGTCTACTGAGCATACCTTTTGTTGTCCTGGTAGGGTTTCGGAATCTGTATATCCTACAAAGTCATAAGTATCGGTATTATCGGTCATGGTAGAGAATATTTCGATTAGCCAAGTAAAGTCCTCTAGAGGTACTCTGTCTAGCCATTCCCATCCGATTGGATATTGGTTTACTGTTATTGTTGGTTTCATGATGTTAATTGAGTTGAGGGTTAAACATTTGTTTTGGTTGACCTAATAGGCAGCAATGAGAATAACCTGCTTCATCGAGGATTCCCAGTATAAGATATCGATTGGTATCTCTGGGAATTTCGAAATAGAAAGCTGGTTTCATGTAGCCATCTATGAATGTAAAAACTATCTGAGTGTTTTCTAGTAACCCATTTAGTTGTACATGAGAAAGGTAGTTATAAATAGCTTCCCTTTGATTTCTTGGGTTTTTATCACATGAGATGAGCATATCGTCATACCAATTTGGATTATCGCATAGCTTTTTAAGTTGTTGTTGAATATACGGTGTCATGATTTGAAGTAATAATATAAGTCCTCGATTAGTTTATCCTGTTCTTCCCATATAGTATCTGATACTACGTATTCTGATACGAAATAATTATAGAAAGGCCCAAATAGTATTTTTAATACTATGTCCTTGAGTTCGATATTGAGTTGTTCCTCTTCTTCGGTAGAACTGGGTTTGATTGCCTGAAGTTCTGCCTTATAGGATGCCGTTACGGCATCCTTTAGGGTTTGAATATATTCTGGGTTAGTTTCCTTGAGAATACTTAATTGTGATTTGAGTTCTTTACTTATCATGGGGCTTAGCAATTACTGATATGAATCCTTGTGGATATAAGGTATACATAATCTGATAGTTCCCTGTGGGCAAGAAGACCTGCATTATGTTTGCAAGTAATGGGTAGATTTTCCATTGGTTTTCCTCTAGAAAGTTATTCCAGTCATCGGATTCTTCTGGATAATTACCTGATAGTTGGATATGATACTGTTCTTGGTCAGCAATAAATAAATTGGTTACTACCTGTATTTCATCTGATTCCTTTTTATATTGAGTAATGGGGTACCAGATGCCTTCGGTTTTCCATTTATTAAGTTGGAACAGAGACATGCCCTGTTCCAGTACGTTGAGTAATTTATATAAGTTTACCATAGTGATTATTTATTTAGTTGGTTAAATAATTCTGATACTGCAAGTTGTTGGAAGATTTCTGTTTCCCTGTGGTCTGATTCCCATTTTTCGATAGCATTATAAATGCTGGTATATTGGGATATCATGTCCTCATCTTGTTCATCGTCTTGGATAAATTCCCGGAGATGTTTTTTGAGTCCGGTTATGATATAATCCTGATGTTCTGGGGTTAATTGAAGGATTCCGAATAAGATAGCCTCTACCTGTGCGGGTGAATAATCATAATATTGGTCGTCGGCACCCTTTGTTAAGTCCATGTGAGAAATAATGTTTTCCCTGAGATTTTCGAAGAGAACTTCCTCTGAAGCATATGTGATGATATATCCTGAGATATAAGCAGCAAAAGGTTCATCCTCTAAGTCGATTGAGTAAACCTGGATATTGGTAGCTTCCTTGTTAATATAAAGACCCTCGCTGTAATCATAAGTATAAATGGGATGAGAAGCAAGTAGTTCCCGGATGGCCTCTAAATTTTTTAATTCTTTCATAACGTGTCTATATTAAAATTATTTGAGAAATATTTCTCACTGCAAATATACAAAATTATTTCTAAACTTGTTTTTATAACTACTTTTATTTTTATAAATAGGGAGGTTCTGGGAGGTGTTTTGGGTGCCTCCCAGAAGATTTTGTTAATATAATTCATCGGCCAATAATGGTTCCTTGGGCTTATTTAATTTCTCTTTAGAACGTCTTGTAGCCCAATTCTCGTAGGGTTTGTAACTGAAGGTACGTGTTGTTTCATCGTATGCAGCATATACCATTTGTTTACGGGATATTCTCCTTCCGTAAGTTTTCTTAAGATTAGCAAACCAATCTAGATACTCCTGTAAAGAGTTAAAGATTTCTTTGTTCCCGTCTAAATCATTTTTAGGACGGGTTTTCCATGTTGCTTCTATATAGCATTGGTGTAGGGTAATTGAAATAAAGTATCTGCACCAGCTACCACCAAAGATAGTGCCCGTGGAGAATTCTATCTCCCGGGCAACTAATGGACTAACGTTATACTTTGTCATGCGATTGAGAAATTAAGTTGGAAAATCCAGTTGTTTCTATCGAGTTGATTGAATGATATGAACCTCCCATCGTTATCGGTAAATTCATTCATGAATTGAACTGCAGCAGATGCTAATTGCCCCTTATAGGGATTAGTATCAGCAGTTATCACGGATTCGAAAATGAAAGAATAATAGGTAGTATCATAGATTTGTACCTGATTAATATCCAAGCAATTGAGTTTGTAATCATCCTCTAGTTTGATTAAGAGTCCCATTAGGAAATTAAGAAGATTACCCTGTTCATCAGAGTCAAGTTCAAATGTAGATTTCTTTTCTAAGAAATTGCGAACTACCTTAGTTAGTTCGTCTGCTTGATTGTAAGTTACTGAGTTCGTTTTCATATTTTTGTCTATTTTTAAAATGATATGCAAATATAAGCATTTTTATTTTTATAGAAAAATATATCTATTTTATTTTTAGGGAGGCTGAGGATGTGTATACGCTAAGAAAGGCAGTGGATTAGACTGCCTTTCAATTATTAAGGTAATTGGGGAGTTAGCAAGTATAAAGCCTCTTTTATAATTGAACTCTCCATAGGTTCTAAAGAGGGTTCCTTGTACATTAGTCCACCTTTCTTCTTTTCGTTTTCAAATACTTCATGTATGGCTTGCTTTAGTTTAGTAGCTAATACCTCTGATAACTCCTGAGATTTAAGAGAGATAAGTAATCCTTTTCGTATTTCCTCAATATCCTGGTCATTCTCAGTAATGGGTTTTGCTTCTATGAATTCTTGTATACCCGAAGAATATTCATCTAACCATTCACATCCCAAATGTTGTAAGTCATTAAAGAAGATACTAAACTCATCATAAGTAAGTCTAGTATCAAAACCTACTCCATGATATAGTTGTACTAAAGGAGTAAGGATTCTTCTTAGTGTATTGAAATCTTTTAGATGGTCCAATTTTATTCCTGATTCGAGAGGTATTTTATATACCTTTTCACCCTTCAGTACTACTAACAGAACCATTAGTCTTGGTGGTAATCTTTTCTCGTTCATAAGCAAGTTTTTGTATTATGAGTTGTACATAGGTATTTCTCTCTTTATAGATAAACATTACCGATAGAAGTATCTCATGTTTCGGTAATATCATCTGTATGAAATTGCCTGGGGCAATCACTGTAGCTACTACTGGAGAATCCTCCTGAGAGAAATTCTCTAATATCATTTCTGCCCTCTTAATGGGTTCTGGTTTTGTTGGGTCCAAAGTTAGGACTGGAGCAGTTATACATTCCTTGATGCCCTGTGTTAAGGCATTATATAACCATTCATCTTTTATATCCTCTACTTGGAGGTTTTTCATTGTAATCATATCCTAAACCTATTTAGAGTCCATACACCCAGGATATTAGAGAATACCCATAATTCCCAGTTTTTGTAAAAGTTATAGGGTTTACTGAATTGAGATGTTTGAAATATTATCTGATTTGGTGTTCTAGATAACATTTCTGCATGACAAGTTAATACTCCAGAAGATAATTGAGCTTTAAAAGCTTTAATAATATCTTCATCACTTTTAGTCTCTAATGAGGTAAGCAATTTAATAAATTCTACCTCTACACCTTGAGACATGTTTACATTTCTGAAGGCAAACTTTTCTTTATTTTCCATATTCGTCATTTTTAGATAAGAACTCTTAAGCTAGTTCATCTTGAGTTCTTTCGATTATGTTCTTTACTATTGTTTTATTTTCTACTCTAGCCCACATATATAGCATGCCCAATTGAGCATCCATATAGCAATCTATAAGAGATGGGTCCTTTCTAAATACATCCCATTGTTTTACGAAATTTGTTCGAACCAAATCCCTATAACCCTGGTCTGATATATCTTCTTGGTCTATATAAGCAGATACCCTTTTCTTGACTTCTAAAAGGATTTTCTCTAAGCTTTCGGGTAATCTGAAATTTTCTGGTAAGTTATGATATACCAAAGCATTAGGTATCAATTCCTCAAAGGTAAACTGATTATCGAATAGTTTCTTTGGGTATCTACCTGAAAATATCAATGGTATCTTATACCTTAGCAATGATGGTACTATGTCGTATATAGCATAATGTTTCCGATATTCCTGATAGACATCGAAATATAGATTCTCATCGAATATACCAGATTTCCTCATTATTGCCTGTAAAGTATTATAAGCAGCATTGATATGAGTATTACTCAATTTGAATACTAAGTTGCCATTTTTAATAGCAATGAGTTCACTACAGCATCTCTTTCGTCTAAATAAGTTCATGTGATTAAAATGTAAAGTCAATGTATATTTTCCTTGTTCCCTTGAGAAATTTTTCGTGATTTGAGTCATCATACTTATGGCAAGCATAAGTCTTAGATGATTTATCATAATGGTCTCTTACCCATACTGGAGCAGTATCAGTTGGTTTTAATTTAAAGTATGTACCCTGATTAACCTTGTTAACCCGAGTCTCTTTGTAAGATGTCTTTGGTAGTTCCATATTTTTGTCTATTTTAAAATTGATATGCAAATATAATTCTTTCTTTTTAAATATGCAATATCCGGATATAACTATGGGAGCTTACTATTTCGGAGGAATTGAGATGCAAATGAGCCATCCTCTTTTTCTTCTTTCTCAAAGTCTTCATATTGATATAACTCTGGGTCTTCTTCGTCTGGGTCTATACGCATTTCGATTTCTCTACGTAGTTCATGATGTTCTTTAGAGAATGAAGACATAGCTCCCTTATAATCATCAGTAATTTGCATTAACTCTGCTTTATTAAGGTTAAGACCCTCTTTACTTGTATCTACTCCTTCTTGTTTAGTAGCAACTACTTCAGGTAGAGACTTAATGTCATACCTATCCTCCAATAGTTTAGCCTCTTCTGGTTTATCTAATACCCTTTGTGATTCCAATACGATTTGACGTGCCTCTTCAACGGTGATTGCATTTTGCTGTGTTACGTTGTTCTGTTGATTAAATTGAGCAAAGATATTTGTAGTACTTCCTCCAGTAAGATTACGTACTATTGATTGCAGAGATGTAGAGGATTCAAGCTTTAATTTAAGGGCCTTTCCCAGCTCGGCAGATATAAACGGTACGTATTTCCCTCCCTGAGATTCTCTTAGGATATTAACCTGATGGGCTATTTCCATACGGTCTTCTAATGCCCATGCTAGTTGTTCTCCCATTAACGCTTGAAGTAAATCTTCTGCTTTTTCTTTATCCCATATTCTAGAGCTTAATAGCCTATCTCTCATAAATACTCGTATGTAGTTAATATCTATACCCATACGGTATGAGAATGTATTGATATCATAGGTGATACCACATAATACACCATTACCCATCAGCCATTGATTAATAATGTAGTTGTGTATCTTTATCAGAAGTTCATCATTTGGGTTCTTCTGATATTCTAATGCCATTGCAGTAGTCCCCATAGGTCTTGGGAATCTTACCATTTTATTTTCCTTTTCTGACATACAAATGAGATTTTCTGATATCGGAACTTTCATCATAACCCATATACTCTAAATCGAACCTTACATACAGATTCAAAGATAGGTTATAGAAATATCCCTTATATTTTTTCTTACTTACTGATAAATTAAAAGGTTCACCAGAGATTAGGTCCCTGGTGAATACTAAATTACCTTTCCCAGTGATGGGAATATTAAGGCAAAGCTTATAATCCCCTACCTTAAATTTATTCCCATGCAGGTCTGTGATTTCCCTTGCCATAGTTTGCCTTTTTATGGTTCGTAGGTTTTTTGTCTTGTTTACTACGGTTATTGGTTATCCCCTTTTGCTCTTCGATTAATTTCTGAACCTTTGGGAATAACCTTTGCCTTAGGGGAACTACCTGAGTAGCGAAAAAGGCATTCCATAATTTCTGGGTTAATTGTTCTCCTATTTTAAGTTCTGAGATTGCCCAGAATTTAGTTTCGAAATTCTTAACTATTTCCCTAAATCGGTAGTAGTATATATTGCCAGTCTTTTTATCTATCCCAATTGTAGTGGTTTGGCAATAATCTAGAAATTCTTTACCTAATTCGGATATAAACTCTTCCCTTTTAAAGTCATAATTCTCTTGGTCGAGTTTAAATAATTTTACGTAATCGATTGCTTCCATATAGATTTAGTTTGTGATTATTAAACGAGGTATACTTTCATCTGTAATTTGAAATAAGTACCCTCTTACATCATCCTCATAATAAGAGGACCAATATGTTCTTCTAACTCTGAAATTATCAAGGATTGCCCCTTTGGGTACTCCAGTAATAAATAAGCAATGCTTAGGCATCATTGGAGTAATCTCAAATTTCCCATCCTTGAAATTACCATAGGTACCGTAGTCGGGCATATTACCCGTAAATCCAGTATTCTGTAATATGTCTTGAACCAGAGTAGTTTGGGGTATTTCCTTTTGATTACATTCTATGGTTAACTTCGATTTGCCTATATATAGGTCTTTAACTATTTCTCTAAACATTTGTATACGATTATGTGAGTAATACCATTTTTCTTGAAGTAAAGGTTATTCTGTGAACGTTCCTCTAACTTCTTTAATTCTCTTCGAGATTCAGTACAAATTCTATCAGATTTCCTTAATATATCTGATACATTATCCCAGATGGGTGCCATTGGTTCTACTGGCCCTGAATAGATAACCTTATGTTTAGTTTCTATTTGGGGATATTTAGATTTATACTGATATTTGCCTTTGCAGTAAAGTACGTTATACTTTTCTGGTTCGTTTCTTTTTTCGTTTTCCATTTTTGTTAGGATTAATGTAATCGGATATTTCATCAAGTTGCCCTAAAAGCAATGCCTGAATGAAAAGGTTTATAGGCCTGAAAAAGAAATTCCTTACGTTATCAGTATTTATATACCAATCGTAAACGATAAAGAACTTCTTAATCTTGGAGTGCTTAAGTGAATGTTGGATTAGATAGGACTTACAACATCGTTTATGTAATTCTACCAATTCTTTGTCCTGCTTAAGCATCTCTTTATCAGAGAAGATAGTATAATCCATTTTGTATGAATTGAGATGCCCAGGTAATTATCCCGGGCACCTGGTTAATAAAGGTTTATGCAACTTGTTCTGGTTTGAGGACCTTCTTTTTAAAGTCCTCATAGGCTTTAGCAGCAGCCTTGAATTCCTTGGAGTTCTGGTCCTTGATACGAGCCATTGCAAGTTCCAATCGATGGAGTTCGTTTCGAGTTTGTTGTCTCCATTTCTTCCGAGCAAGAGTATCAACTACATCGGCAGGGTATACGTATTTAACTTCCCGATTAGAAATTACCTGTTCGATGATGGATGGTTTTTGTTGTTCCTTAACTTCCTTGACAACCTGTTCCTTTTTGGAAGTTTTGGTTTTAGGAGAGAGTTCTACCAATTTGGCATTGGCAAAATTAGTGGCAGCTTCTTGAGCATCTTGTACCAATTCCTTTTTAGTCTTTTTGGCCTTAGGAGCAGAAGCCTTAGCAGTCTTAGAATTTTTAATTCCTTCAAGTTGTTCGGCAACCTTAGTTGCAACCAGGTTAGTAACCTTTGTTTCATTCTTTTTCATAACGTCTATATTTAAAATGTTAGTAAAATGATTAATTTCTTTTTCTGATACAAATATAAGAACTTTATTTTAAATAGAAAAATTTTATTTGAATTATTTTCTATTTGCTCGGGTTAATCGGCTAGGAAGTCGAAGATTTCTGGAGGATAGTTAATTTCATCCTCTGGGTCATTTATGTAATCTTCGTAATCCTCGTTATATTTATCGTAAATGTTATCTTGTGATGTATTGGGTACCCTTGTACATCTTTCAGGATATTTCTTTACGAAGTCATAGGCTTCTTGAGTAGTCATTACCTTGTCTGAGGTAAATTCGTAGGTTACATAAGAATAAGTTTCACCCAATCTAGAAACTTCATATTGCTGGTATCCAGATTTCTCAATCTTATAGATTTGATTTTCTGGAATAGTTTCTATTTCTACCCTATACTTATACCATTGCTTCTTCTCTTCTTTTGGTTTAATGCCCATGCTATCTTGAAGAGAGATTAACTTGGTTATTGGACTTTCAAAACGAGAAGGAGCAGTGCTCACTTCTACTGGATGAGTTTTATTCTCACCAATAAAGTAAATCACTGCCCCCAAGGTTACCAGGCCCAATATGAATTTAGTTTCTGAGTTCATAACCTGTAGTTTCGAATTTATTTTTAATGTTCTTTGCAAGGTATTTACCTTTTGATTCTGCTTGATGTAAACCGTTGCAGATTTCATAAGGTACATCATCATAGCGATAAACTCGATTACCTTTAAAAGCAACCCAAAGTTGTTTCTTCTTTGAGTCATAACCAAAGCCCTCAATGTTAGAGGATTCGCAAGGAATCATTTCGACTCCAGTGTTCATTTCTACTGATTCTAAGTATTCGTTCTTTTCCATGTCTATATTAAAATTTTAAAAGTGTTAGTTCTGGGTGGAATTTGAGATTTGCCCTCTGGAAGATTGCCCAGGTACCAAGTACTCCCTGAGAATTAGTATGTACCCATTCATCTTCCATTCTGAATAATATGTGAGAGCATACCAGCATTTGGTATTCACTTAGCATATTTATCAGTTGAGGAGTATTCTCGATTTCCACGTATAATTCAATGTGCTCATCTAGTGCTCGAATTATTTCGTCATCCTCAATCTGAAGGAGTTTTTTGATTAAGTCTTGGGCAATATCATTTCCATTTTTAACGTCCTCTTTGATTGAGTTGAGTGATTCAATCTGAATACCAGCAATGAGCTTTACGATGTCTTTTGTTTCCTTGTCCATAATTAAATTTTCTTTATGCAAATATACTAAAATTATTTTATATAAAATACTCTTTTAATAAATACGGAGGTAAGTGTTAGCGGTTCTTGATTTCCTCTATCTTTTCCTTGATTGAGTCGGGGAAGATAGCATCATCTACCCATCGCATAAAGAATTTAGAAGGCTTCTTTTCTGGATTGAGAAGTAATTGTCTTTGCTCTGTAGAGAACTTAATACGTTCATCTTCCCTCATATACTTGGGAAGTTTAGTAAATTCTGCTTGAGAGAATGAGATTGCGTTCTTACCAACTTGGGCCCTTAATGGTTTCTTCCTTTCTTTATAAAGATAGGGGATAATCTTTTTCGAGGGTCCCCCAAGGATGCTAAAACCAAAGATTACCATTGGGTCAAATTTATCTGCTTTTGGGTCCTTAGCCCGTTTGATACATCTTGCCATCCAAGAGAATGAATTGGGATATTGCTTATTGTCTGTTGCTTCTCCAACATCTTTTTTATTGAACTCAAATCCAGGAAAGTGAAATAGAAAATCTTCAGTAAGGATAAATACAAATCCCAATCCCCTAAGATATTTAATGATATCTTGTTGGCTTTTACCCTCTTCAATCATTTTCTCTACATCTGCAAGAATGTCCTCCCTTGGTGATTCCAATTCCTTAGTTGTAGACCCTGCAGGTCTTCCTCTGCCCACATTAGGTGCCTTAGCAGGCAATGTACCAGATAACCTATCTAAGTATTCTTTGAAGTTATCAATATCTTGTTTATTAGTAAGAGTTACTTCTACTCTTATGGGACCGTTATGCTGTACCTTTGGACCTGAATTCATCTCGGTATAGGCATCTACCAACCTATCGGATAATGGGGTACCATTCTCTGATAGTGTAGTGATTCTAAGTTTTGGTTTATATACTTCTTGTTCCATTTTCGACTTAATTAGAAAATAAAAGGCCTGAACAATTTTTATATTGCCAGGCCTTCTACCATTATTAACGAATACTCAAAAATATGATAAGTAAAAGTAAAAAGTGCTCTTATTAATCTTCTTCTTTAGCGGCCTTCTTTTTCTTCTTGTCTTTGGCCTTCTTATCTTTCTTATCGGAAGCCGGTTTTTCTTTTACCTTTTCTTCCTTCTTTTTCTTAGTTTCCTTTTCCTCCTTGGGAGCCTTACCTGAAGCAAGTTTTCTTTGCTCCATACGATATTTTTTCTTCTCAGCCGAATTCATTTCTCTGCCATCGATGAGAGGATAATCGTATTTGGTAGCTGTTCTACCACCATTCCCTTTCTTTTCCTTTTTCTCTTTGGCAGCCTTCTTCTCAGCTTTTTCCTTCTTCTCTTTTTCCTGGAGTTTTACCAATTTCTTGTTGTTCTCTTGGTCAGCTTCAGGATAGGCAGCAGCAACTTTGTCTCTTTCCTTATTGAGCTTGTTTACAAGTTCGGTAACCTTTTTACCATGTTTCTTGTCTTTGGTCCAATCCTTAGTAGGGTCCAACTTGTTCTCTTTAAGGTAAGCATCCAAAGCTTTCTTAGCCTTTGTGAGTTCCGGAGTCTTGGATTCCGATTTACTCTTCTTTTCGTCTTTCTTAGCCATTTTCATTTATATTAGGTGAATAATTGAATTTCCTATTTACATAATACCATAGTTATACCTTCCTAATTTGGGTTGGGATTTCTTTAATTTCTAGGATTTCTAAACTGCATTGTTTTAAAACTGCCTCGAGTTGAAGTATATCTTCTACCTCTTTCTGAGATAAGTCCGTAAAAGTTTGTTCAAAAGTTTCTTTCTGTTCCCCTCTTATAAAATTAAATTGGGCAACAATATAAGTCCCATGAAGTTTTTTATTCAGGGCTCCTTTAAGAGATATGAGTTTTCTTTTCAGATAATTACTCTTCAACCTATGGGATTGGTATTCGCCTTTCTTACCCTTACTAAGAGCTACCTTTTTAAGGTACGAAACATAATCTAATTCTCTGAGAGTTTGATTAATGTTTCCCACTAATAATCTTAAGTCTTTTTCCATTTGGGTCTTTGCATTACTTGGTTAGATACTTCCTGAGTTTCTTCTGATAGCATTTCTCTTGCCTCATTTATTATATTGATGGCAAGTTCCCTTTCATCTGGTCCCAGGTTTAATTCTTTATCTTCTAGTGCATCAGTATAAGTATTTATTAGATTATCCAATGCAAGTATTCGAGTGTTCTTTCGAATTGCTAATTTCTCTTCTTCCATGGGTATAAAAAATTAAAGCCCACTACCTTCACAGGCAATGAGCTTTTGGCTGAACAACGTCCTAAGTGTAGATGTTATTCATATGAACTTAAACTCTAAATTTATATAGCAGACATATGGGATAGTAGTTAGTAAGTTAGAGTTTAATCTTCTGATTCTTCCTCTTCTTCTTCCTTAGCCTTTTTGTTTTTCGGAGAACAAATAACGCCATGTCCTTTCTTAGACTTAACGGTAAGAGTTCCCGGAACGAATGAAACTGAAGTTGATACCGGTTTGCCATCCGTAACCAATACAGAAGTAACCACTACACCCTGATAGCCTTCCTTGTTCTTAACGGCATAACCAAAGTTCATTACCTTGGATTTGTCGTTAATGGCAATAACGTCGATTTGCTTGCTGTTAGGGCGTTGTTCAGCCGGCCGATTCTTGAGTGCCTCTTGACGAGCTTTACGTTTAGCTTCTTTTTCGGGGTCTTTTTCCTTATCCCCTTTCTTCTTGGAGTCTGATTTCTTTGTTGCCATAATTTTTAATGTTTTATAAGTTAATGGTTATTATAAGTAAACTTCTACGTTTATTAATAGTTGATAGTAAAGGTAGGGAAATTTCCCTACCTTCTTTTAAATCTTGAATACAGTTACCAGATTACTTTTTCCCTTTCTTGCCTTTACCTTTGGTTTCTTTCTTTGCCGGCAATTTGAGACCGAGTTCTTTGGCAATTGCTTTACGGAGTTTTTCGACTTCGTCTTCATCATAATCGTCTGGGTCAGTTTCAAGGTCTTTGTCGTCGCAGACATCCTCAAGTTCTTCGAAGTCCATTTCGGCAAGTTCTTCACCGGTCAGTTCTCCCTCTTCTTCTTCCTCTTCGGAATCATCATCATCATCACCTTCCTCATCGTCATCATCGTCATCATCCGATTCCTCTTCTTCTTCTTCCTCTTCGGAATCATCATCATCATCATCATCGTCTGATTCTTCCTCTTCTTCTTCCTCGTCATCGGATTCAGAACCGAAAAGGTCTTCGGCTTCTTCGGCAGAAAGCATGATAGGAGCAGGGATAATCTTTACTGAGCCGTCTTCGTACTTAATGATGATTGCACCATTGATTTCTGTTCTGGAAACTTCTTTCAGTTCCACTTCTTTTTTCTTCTTAGCCATTTTCGTAATGTTTAAGTTGGTTAATAATTTATTTATATCACTCTGTTATAAGTTTCTTTACCAGTATGGATTTCTGAGAATACCCAGATTTTAATAATTCCTCCTGAGCAATATTGAATTGTTTTATCTCATCTAGAGTTGTCTTTAATTCTAATTGAGATTCAATTGTTATTGCCTGAGAGGCAAGTTCCTTGTCACCTTGATAAGTGACTATCTTAAACTTCTTACCTGCAAATGGGTTTGCTGGTTGATGTGCTGTGATTTTAAAACCTTCGTTATCATTCATCGCTATATTTAATTTTAGTTATCCCAGGAATACCCACCTTCCCAAATACTTCGGTATAGGATTTGTATTTCCCTTTTATCATTGTTTTATAGTTATCGGATAATCGAATTGGGTAGACCCATATTTTATTTTCTATCATCCTATTTGTCATTATATAAGCATAAGACCTTCTAAGTTTAATACTCTCTAATGGAACAAACCCTTGAAATAATAGAGACTTCTTAATAAACCTTTCTTTAGGCAAATACCCTAAAAATTTAAGTGATGCCTCATCGAATATTTCAAGCATATCCCTTTGTGCTTTGATAAATAGTACCTTTTGTATTGGGATGTTCATCTTCTTTCTTAAATATAAAGCCAATGAACCTACCAATGGGGGATACTGCAGGAATAACAGATTGAATTTATTTTTCTCCTCTTGACTCAGCCTGTTGTAAATCCTGTAGGATAGCAAGATTGATTTGTAATCTCTTTTGCCTTGTATACTTGGGAGATATGCCTTGCCGTTGTCCATAGAGTTTGATTGAGTACCTTTCATTGAATTCCTTTTTTCCTTTAGACTTAAAGACTCGGTGCATTTGTACCATAAATCTTCTTCGTCGGTGTTTATCCATGTGATATTCATCGGGCATTATGAACTTCCTTGCTTTTACGAATTTACCCTTAAACCAGAATTTAGTACTACCCTTTTTAAGAAGTTTACCATTCATATCGGATAATTCTCTAATGCCTTGTTTTATAAGTTTCCTCCCAGATATTATATGGATATATTGAAGAACATCTACACCATAAAGATAAACTAAGGTAACCTTTACTTGGTGTCTAGTAAAGTATGGTATACCGGTTAGATGTTTCCTATATAATTTCTTTTCAGTAACAATCTTATTGGTAGTATCTGGTCTCCAAGTCCATATATAATATCTATCTGATCGTATGGGTCCGTTGTTACTTTCCTTTAGTTTTACCATTTATATTCCTCTTTGCCATTCTATACCAAAGATTGATAGATTTCTCATTTGCTTCGGGGAATTTCTTTTTCATTCTCCGAATAACTCTATCAAGTTCAAAACCTTTTGCAGTTAATTCGAATACATAAGATTTCTTTGTACCCTTGATAAGATTAAATTCATCCCTCTCTCTTGGTGGTTTCTTTTCTCGAGGTTTCTTTATCCCAGGAACTCGTTTGGTTCTTCTTTGCCCATTTTCCCCTTCTTCTCCGAGAAACCCAAGCCTTAATCGAGAATTTCTTAATGGGTCATCTTTCGAATACCCAATATTTTCTAATTGCTTATCCATCCAATCGTCATATTTATCAATTAACGATTTATCGGGCTTTTCTTCTGATACATTGATATAATGTAATAAGTCAAATACCCCAGCAGAACAAGCATCAGGGAAAGGCATCCCTAATATGATAGCCTTTCTCTTTAAATCCTTATAAGTCATGTTTCTCCCAGAAGCACCAAGGAAATTTGATTTCTCCTTGGATGGGGCTTTCATGTCTTTTCTACTCTTTTTTGCCATATCATCAATATTTTTAAATATTCATTTATTTTCTTTGCAAATATAAGAATAAATAATTTAATCTTATCTTATTTCTCTATTTATTTTTATAAAAATCCGAGGTTTTTGCTCGGTTCGCAGCAGTGGATTTAGGTTTTTTATGCTTTCTCTTGATATGGGTGTTATAAGCCATATCCAATTTCTTAATATTGAATTCTATGTTGTTCACTTGATTATAGTTTACTGCTTTTTCCACACAGCAACGGTACTCTGGCCAGAATTTTTGTCCAAGCTTAACAGATTCGGTTTTAATCATGAACTTAGATACCATAAAACCAAAGGTATCAGCATCATCTTTAGTTTTGAATACATACGTGTAAAATCTACTGAATTCATCTACTACTTCATCCAAAGGTCTTACTGGTAACAATAGGTAACCATCGGTATATAGGTCCTCAGATATTAAAGCTACCCAATACTTTTTCTTTCCTGGTTTTACTTTATACCTAAACCTTTCCTTGAGTTTAGTGTGCATCCAATCCGGTACCCTATTAAGTAGATATTTGATGTATATCTTATCTTTTTTATTCGACCGTCTTTTAAATGCAGAAGGCTGTTGTAGCATCCTTGGAAGTATTCTAAAGTTATTCCACCTATCAAATTCAAGAATTAATCTTAGAGTGTCCATATCCCATTCATCCTCAGACTCCTTTAACCTCTTCATGTTTCTCTCTATATTTTTAGAGTTTACCTTTGGGAGTAATTGAGCTGAGTCTCCTGTGAATAAGCTTGCTTCTTTTCTTTTTAATCGTTTCTCTAAACATCCCTCCATATAATCTTGGAAATTCCTCTCACAGGGGCAATCTGGTCGAAAAATAGAAGTGTGTTTCTCAAAAAAATCCGAGAATAGCCTAAAGAATTTCTCTGACCGTTCCCGGATTTCAAGATACTTGTAATGAGATAACTTTAAAATTTCACCAGCTTCCCATGAAGATTTACTTTCTGATAGTTGAAGGAATAATGATTGTTGTTCTTTATCAATTAAACAACTCCAGGCTTTTTGTTGAGCTTCGTTCATAACATTAAATTCTTCTATATCTCATTATACTATCAATTGCTTCATTGGTTATCTGATTAGGGTCATATTCCCCAGAATTAGCATAAAGCTTATCTGGGTCATGATTTAAATATACACTATAGATAACGTTGTCAAAAGGTAACCATACTTCCATTCTTCCCATTTCAGGGTATATAAGAACTTTTACTCTTTTACAAAGATGGTCAACCTCTAATACTGTAGCATCTACTCCCTCATAGGGATAACCCCGTAATACTAAGTAATCTCCAGGCTTTACATTGACTAAATCATCTACTGAAAACTTCTTATTCTCTCTAGCAATACGTTTAAATCGCCTTACTTCTTTTCTACTACAAGTAGCCACTAAAGAAAAATCATCAAAGTCTTCTGCATTATCAATCCTTACCTTTTTCTTTCTTGGGTGCATTGTCTCGGTATTACGTAACCAAGTTCTGATACCAGATATGTTCCTACGTAACTTATTAAGAAATGGCCTTGAGAATGCTAATTTAGTGGGCATTCTCATAAAACCATAATTGAATAATACTGGTACTTCTTCGAATACCATCTTACCCTTTGTGGTTTTTCTTAATACGTTTACCATAGGAATAATTGCCTTGATTTGGTCATACCCCTTTTCTTTGAGTTCTTTATTGATTTTATCACAGTACTTCCTTTCAAGGTAAAATATACAATATGAGTATGGGGTATGCTTCTTCATGGGTTACCGGTTTTTAAGAATTAACTTAGCTTGTTTATGTACTAACTTATAGTTTACATTCTTCAATATGTCACTAGCCATGAATACATAAAGAATCTCATCTATCTTTGGTACATCAATTACCATAATATTGGCTTTATCGAATAGGGGTTTATAGAATACGGAAGATAAATCCTTTCCAACTACAAAGAAAAATTCTTCTGAGGGCATTGAATTATATCTCATACAGAGTATGGGAACTTTATTTGCTCTTTTTGCATCCTTAGAAGCTTGTTCCCAGAATTTCAGTATATCGCATCCCTTATTACCTAAGAGTAGATGTTCAAACTTAATCTCTTTATAATTCTTGCATTCGATGGATATCTTACATCTATGAGCATGCCTTTCATCAGTACAGGTTAAATCGGAAGTGGAGTCCTTGTTTGAATGCCAAGCTCCACTCCCTGCTCTATTCCTTTCAAATTTGTACCCGGTCCATTTTGTAAACCAAGCACCTATCTTTCTTTCGAATCTTGAACCCTTATTTTTGCTGTTTATTGACATAACAAAATTTATCTTTATACTTAATAAGACCCTTACCTTTCAAGATTCTACGAACTGAAGAAATATGAATCGGTAATATGTTAGCTATCTCTCTTACACTTAAACCTTGATTATAAAGATTATGTACATCGTTATAATAAATAAGCTTATTTGGGGTTGGTAAACAACCATCAAACCAAGCCTGTAAAGTATTATCTAACTCAGTACCCCATTTAAGATTTTTAACTCTGCAATCCCTTTTGTTATTATTAAGGTACATTACTACTGGTAGACCATCTGGGTTAGGAAGGTAAATAGTAGCTACTAAACGATGTAATAACCAAGATTTTAAATCTATCTTACACTTTAAATAACTGTCGGGTTTACCATCCGAATATACAGAAATCCTTACCCATTTGAAATCTCCAAGATATCTGTAAACTCTACCATTTTTAGAAACATAATAATTATGACCTGGTACATTGGGTTTCCATTTAGGCCTAATTATTATGTTTCTACCATGTTTTATAGCAGAGTATAAATTACTAAAGGTTTTCATCTTCCTGTCTTGTTAAAGTTTATATACCATTATAGTAATTGGTACCTACTCAGGCCTTGGGTCTTTTCCACTTGCAAAATTTTAGTATTACCTAGAGGAAGAGAATCTAAGTGGGTTATCAAGAATAAAGTTTTCTCTTTGAATATGTAACGTATTAAGGAAGTAACTATTTCTATGTTATCTGAACTTAGTGATTCAAATACCTCATCAAGGAATGCTAAGTTAATACCCTTAGAGGCAGTTAAAGCCTCATTCATTGCAAAAGCCATTGCTACACAGACCAATTGTTTCTCGCCACCCGATAGTTCATCGTAATCTATAATCATCCCATCTCTTTCAATAAGAGTAACAAATTCTTTTCTAGCAGTGCCCAAATCAATATTAAATTCAATCCTAAATCCCAATACCTCTGAATACTTATCAAGGCATTTATTTAAGAACTCAAGGGATGAATCAAATAGATAAGCCTTAATCCCATTATTACCCAATGGGTCATTAATTAACCAGTTATAATTCTCTAACTCTAACTCTTTATTGTGAAAGTCTTCATCAACCTTCCGTAAATTCTTCCTAATCTCCTTAAGTTTTTGTTTATACTTTGGAGACATGACCTTAAGCTTTTCTTGCTTGAGCTTAGCCAGGTCTTCGTCAATAGAAGCAATATCAGAAGCAATATCATCACAATCTGATTTTAATTTCTTATACCTATCATTTACACTACTAAGTTCTTCTAATCTCTCTAAAGCCTCTTGATATTCTTTATCATATTTGTCAAGGTCAGAGAACGCTTTATATATTGATTTAGCATCACGTAATGCACGTTTGTAGTGACCAGCTTCTAACTGTATTACTAATTCTTTAATTACTTTCTTAAGAGGTACATTCGATAAATTCTTTGCATCTTTTATCTTACTCCTCAAATCAAGGATTAGTTCATTTTGTTTTTTAATCTTTATCTGAAGCGAAGCATCTACTTCATCCTTGATTTGTTTTTGTTTTTCAATTAGTAGCTTAGTTAGCTTTTCCCTATCTTGCTTTAACTCTCTTCTTTCTTCTTTGATTTTTTGCTTGAAGGATTTTTCTCTATCTCTCATATCGAAGTAAGCTTCCTTGTTAGCCTCTAATTCTTTCTTAAGCATTTGAGACTCATGCTCTACCTCGTTTATTTGAGATATCAAGTTATTTTTATCTTGTAATGCAATGCCTTTAGCAAGGTTTAAGAACTCTAAATCAAATACTTCTTCGAATATCTTTTTCTTATCCGAATTAGATTCTTGTATAAGTCTCTTTATACCCTGACCAAACATGATTGAGTTCATAAACAGAGTATATGATAAACCTATCTCTCTGTTTATAAAATCCTGTATCTTCCCCTTCCCTTTTATATCGACTATATCTCCATCTTTCATGAAGATAAGTCTGTCTTTGCCTTTAGCACCATCCTCAAGTACTTCATCATACTTTTGACATCTAACTATCTTATATGTATGAGAATCTTTCTGAAAATATACTTGTACCTTAGTACCCTTGTAATCTTTAGGCCTTACTTGCTTCCAAGTATTTACCTCAGAAACACCCTTTAGGTTTTTCCCATATATTGCCCATACCAAGGCAGAGAGAATAGTTGATTTCCCTTTTCCATTTGGGGCCTTGATAAGTATGGTACAAGTGGGGTTTAATTGTAGATGTAAGGATTCTATTGAACAAAATCCTTCTGCCTCTAAGCTTAAGAACGTTAACATGACTCAGCCTTTTTAAGTGTTTCAATTAATAGATTAGTTTTAACCTCATCTTTAATACCTTTCTCTCTTAGGTATCTCTTTGCTAGAGACTTCTTAGAAAGTTGCTTAGTAATCTTATGTTTATTATTAACTGGAGTACTAGTTTTCTTGGGTAAAATGGTATAATAATTGCCATCATCCTTAATTTCATCTTCGGATTCAACATCAATGAATTTTGGAAATCCCTTTAGTTCTACAAATTCCATAGATAAATCCGAATAAAGTTTCCAATATCCCAGTTTACAATCTTTATCGGTTCTTCTCTGTTGATAAGGAGCACCAATCATATAAACCTTCTTTGATAATCTCTGGGGTTTGTGTATATGCCCACATAATACTAAATCGAATTTATTGAGAACATTCACATTTAAGTTTTCTACGGAATCTATCTCTCTACCATCTGTATCTCTTGCTCCCGGATAATCAGTATGAAGCATAAGGATATTTTTCTTTTTAGGATTAAGTTTTATACTTTTTATATACTCTGATAAACCAATATTATTATCTATATAGGGTATCCCATAAACTACATGTTTATGATAGTTTAACCTAAAATGTTCATAATCTAATGAATAGAAAAGGTTAGGAAAAGCTTTAACAATAGCTTTATCATAGGATATAAATTCCCTATCACCTATTCTATGAATAACCGGGCTACCATGATTACCTGAGATAGTCAGTATTATAAAGTCTTTTTTAGATAATCTACTAAATACTTCCATAACCCTAGATAATAAATCTAGGGATATCTTATCAGAACTATGAAATAAATCCCCACAATGTAATAAAGGAACTCTCTCCTTTATACAAAGTTTTGATAACTTTATTAATACTTGGAAAGCTGTTTCAGTTCTACTAGTAAATTTACCATATTCTCCAATATGTAAATCTGAGATAACATAGGATATTACTTGCTTCCTTACTACCTTTCTATTCTTCTTAATACAGTCTCTTATATTATCCAAAGTAGTTCCCCATTTGAGATTCTCTACGGAATTATTCTTAGGATTATCATCCAAGTGCATTACTATAGGATAATTATTAGGATTAGGTATATAAGCTTCAGCTACTAACCTATGAGCATAAAGTTGAGTTTTTATTTTTCTAAATCTTAAACAAAATCCATATTTTATATACCCATTAGTAGATACTGTAGGCTTACGAATTTTCCAAGTATTAGGAGTAAGCCTACCCTTATTATCATACCTACTATATAACAAACCTTCCCGGGTAATATGATACCCGGGAAAGCCATTGATATTATCTTCCATTACTTGTTTCTTCATATTAATCCAATCTTGACATTATCATGTGTATTCTGTCGTAGAAATCTAATTGGGGTACTACTAATATATCTATTACACTTAAAGTACTCCACTGAGTTAACAGGTTACCCATTATATCTGACATCTGAGCCTGATAATATCTATTTATGATTCTCTTCTTATTGTCTTCCATTGGCCATTCTTTCATATGGTACATACTCAAGGGAAGGTATATTAATAAATCACATTGTTGAACTGTAAGATCTTTGCATATATCTAAGAAAGCATCTACTTCACATTCGGGGATATTAGTAGATTGTTTATATATGAAATAAGCTGCTAAATCTACATAACTACGGTCTGTTACAAAAGTTTCTTTATCCTTGAAAAGCTTATTTCTCAGATTCAACAATTGATAATCCTTGTTTATGAGTTCTCCACATTCTTGGTGTAAAAACTCAGCATGGTGCATCTCTTTTGTATCTGGCATTAAATCTGACATACTACCAGATATAAATGGTATACCATATTTGGTTTCTACATACTTAGCTAAAGTAGTTTTCCCTATACCAGAGGGACCCACAAACATAATTCTCTTACTCATGATGTAATGCTTTAAATGGTTTTATAAATTCATTTGTCAAAAATGATGCTAAAGAGTATTCGATACAAAGCTCTTTGAATTTCTCATACTTAAACTTCTTCTTTGACTTAATTGGTAACTTATCCAATGGATTATGTCTTACAAACCAGAAAAGGTCGATTAACTGTTCATTCCTTTTCCATATTTGAAGATATTCTTTGTTCTTACTCTGGGCAATAAACTTCTCAATTCTACCCTCATCAAGGATTTTCCTTGCTTTTACTGGGCCTATACCCGGGAACCCTGGTATATCATCGGAGGTATCTCCAACCATTGCAAGGTACTCTACCGTTTCATGAGAATGATAACCGAATAATTCTTTGCAGTTATCCATTCTTATCATCTCATCTTTTCTGGGATTATATATCCTTAGATTATTTGTAAGCAACTGATTAAAGTCCTTATCCGAAGATATGAGTATCATTTTCTCGGATTGGAATTTTTTAATTGCAAGGTATGCTAAGAAGTCATCTCCTTCATATACTGTGGATTTCTTTTTATCAAAGATATAATTAATTCTTATCATACCCAGCATTTTCATTATAATTGCCTTTTGCTTTTGCAATGATTCATAATCTACTGATATGTTTTTCCTATGGCCCTTGTAATTTGGTAATAACTCCATCCTTACTGGTGAATGACCATTATCAAATGAAACATAAACCTCATCCGGTTCGAACCTTGTAAGATACATATGTAGAGATTTGAAAAATCCGAATATTGCCCCACTCGGTTTGCCATCGGTAGATTTAAGTTTTTCGAACTTATGAAAAGACTGATGGAGAATATTCTCTCCATCAATCAGTAATATTGTTTTCTTGCTCATCGTCCAAAATCTAATTCATAAAGTGAAACTTCTTGAATCTTTTCCTCTCCAAGATATACATCTAAATAATTCTCTGGTGGGCTATAAGCATCTAGATACCTAACCCTAGATTCCATTCTCAAATTTTTCTTAAGGTACTCTTTAATTACTTTCTCTATACCTTCTACCTCTTTCTTATTCATCGTCTTCCTCCTCCTCTTCTGAATCTGAATAGTTTTCATATTCTACACCATCGACTGGGAATAGATTTGTTTCTATTTTCTCCAGTTGTTTTTTAGTAGTACCTATGGTATTTACTCCAGCTTTCCGTAAAAGTTTTCTACGAAGTTCATCGTCTTCTTCCAAAAGCTTTTGGAATTTCTCTTCCCCTCTTGCAAGAGTTTTACCTTTCAATTTATACCCACCAGTAGTTTTTTCGATTACATCGGTATCTACTAATACATCCTCTAAAGCATAGCATCTGTCAAACCCGACTTCGTGGAATTTAGGATTGAAATATACAGGGCATTTGCTGATTGTAGGTCGAGGAGGAGCAACTTTATTTTTAATAAGTCTGATAGTGACAAGTTTCCCAGCTTTCCTTTCTTTCCCATTTTGTTTAATGGTAACAGACCTTCCTGAATAGAAAGCAGCTCTGATTGAAGCGTAGAACTTAAGTGCTGCACCTCCTGTAGTTGTTGTGTTATCTTTTCCAAATCCGACATTCAAAGCAGTTCTTAATTGGTTAATATAAATCTGAGATACTCCCAGTTTGTAGAATAATTCACTTCTGATACGAAAGTATTTATAAAGAGCCTTTGCTCTACCCCCCATCTCTGCCTTACCATCAACCATCTTAGCATCTATATTATCAGTACAGTCAGTAGCTGCAATGGAATCGATTACTAAGAGTATCGGTTCATTGTGAGTTAATTGAGAACGTAAATAAATTGCTAAGTCTGCTACTACGTCTGCAATATATTCAATACGGGTATCATTAACAATAGTTACTCTTGCAGGGTCTACTCCATTGATTTCAGCCCATGAATTCATCCAGGATTGTTCAGCATCTACCCAAATCACATGACCTCCGAGTTGTTGAGTAGCATAAGCAAAGTTATAAGCCACTAAAGATTTACCAGAGGATTCCTCTCCAGCAATCTCAACGATTTTACCATAAGGAATACCCTTACCGAATAAGTAGTTCAAAGCAAAGAAAGTAGATGGTATATATAAATCGGTATCAGTTACTTCTGAAGCTAATTTAATCATACTCCCATATTTCTTTGCCATCTCATTTGCTGTTGGTACTTTTAAACCAACCTTAGATTTCTTTGCCATAATGTAATGTCTTTAAACTAAAGAAGGTGATAACAGAACGAATCCAATTACCACCTTCGAATGAAACCATATTACTAACCCTTAAATATCCGATTTGTATTTTCTTTTCTTTTTCTTAGGTTCATCATCTTCCATGTAATGGTCTTTGTGAACTCCCTTTTTCTTTTTCTTCTTGGGTTTATCATCCTCATCGTCATCCCCATGATCTTCATTTAGATACTGTGAAAGTAAATCTTCCAACTCATCATAGGATTTGATTTGAGAACGAACTATCCCCTCAAGGTCAATTGTACCTTGATATTTCTTGTCCAACTTAGTTGGTTTGCAAGCACGGGCAGAATAAGTGGTATCTAGTTTACCAGACCCGGAACGAATTACCTTGATATCGTATCCAGTTTTTGGATCTGTCATATCACCTGCCTCATCTTCATCAAGGTAAAGGTCAATGATATCCTGGTATACTGAGCGAGGAACTAAAACTCCCTTATCTTTGCCTTCGTAATCTACCTTACTACCCTTTTCATCTGAGTAAATGATACCACCGATGACATATCTTCTTCTTGGCACCAAATTCTTGGCAAGTTCCTTGTCATCTTCATCCTTAGAGTTTTTCAATTCTTGATATTTCTCCATGAATGGGCAAGGTTCATCAAAAGTAGCCGGAGATATAACTCCTCCCAAATTGCCACCCAGGTAGAATTGAATAATTTCGATACCCAATTCTTGGTCATCACCTGGAGATTTAATTCTCATTCTCAGGGTTCCTTCTTTTGGATATACCAATCCACTTCCGTTTCCCTTAGATTCTAGCTGTTTCTTTCTAGCTAGCATCTTTTCTTTTGTAGAAAGTCCCTCTGATGAAACTTTCTTTTTCTTCTTGTCTTTTATCATAATGATTAGTTTTAATTATTCGGTTCTGAGTAAACTACTTCGTTCATACTCAATACGGTAAGAACGTTTTTCTCTAAAAGTTGTTTGAGAGCAGGAGATAGTTTGTCCATTTCGAATTCAAGTTCTTTACCTGCATACAAACCATAGGTAACTATTCTACCTACAGCAACCAATTCTCGGTAGGTTTTGTATTCTTCGGTAATTTCCCCACTCTTTACTACAACCCCTTTACGAGGAACTCCCTCTTTTACTTGTTCAGGGATAATCAAACCGGATTTAGTTTGATTTACCTCCTTTGGAGATAAAATAAGTACCCGGTTTTCTGTTGGGCATCCGGGTAATTCTTGATTAAATTTCTCAGCTACAAGAGGTGAGATAAATGTCATTGAATAATTCATATTCTAATACTGTTTTTAAAAGTTAGTAATTGTTTATAGTTCAATGGGTTAACCTTTTCTTAGGTTCGCATTAATAGTTCTTAATATATTTTCGCGTGACTCATAGCACTTACATATAGTTATGAACTTATTTGCTTTTTCTACAGCTTTCAAATACCTTTCATTGATAGAAGAGTATTTCTTGTTAAGGTTTGCCTTATGAGATACGTATTCATTATTCCATCTCTCATTAGCATCCTTATAATATAACCAGGCATTCGAATAAGCTTCTTCTTTTTCCCTTGCTAGAGCATCTCTTTCTTTTATATACTTATCTCTCAAAGAAGCAAGTACATAATAACTAGAAGGAGATTCTCGTAACTGAGAATTAATGATATTCTCATTAATAGATAATTCTTTTTGGATATCAATCTCAATAAGTTTACCTTCAAACTTAACCCTTAGTTTTTTCAGTTCCGTCTTCATAAACTTCTAATAGGTTTTTAAAGTCTTCTTTACTAAATTCCCCTTTGCTTATTGCTTTAGTTACTTGAGCAAAAGCCATTTGATAAGAGAGTTTCATACCGGGCAAATTAAGAAGAGATTTATAGATGCTTATCTTATCTACCAAAGCCATTAATCTTAAGTCGCATAAGTTATCAGTACCACCTCTATCGAGTAAGGCTAAAAATGCAGCCCAATAAATATGGGTGGCATCTTCATAAGCAAGTTTACCATCCTCATCCGTAGCCATTACTTTAAAAGCCAATCCCTCTAAAGTAGTAAGATTAGTTTGTACTTGAGATAACTGAGTCTTTAATCGATTAAGTAACATCTTTTCTTGTCCACTCAACCTTAGATTAACCCCATCTAAATACTTAAGTAAATTTTCGATAGAATAACCTAAGCACCCTGCAACCATGTAAGTGAGGGCAGTTAACTTACTTGCATTATCAATCTCTTTCTGTGTTGCCATAATTCCATAAATTTATATTATTTATGTAGACATAGTATCTTCTCTTTTCACTCCTGTAATGGTAGATACTGAATCTGAATGCTTTATATTAGTTTTACAATTAGGACATTGTACTATCCTAAAATAATCCCCAGATTTATTATAAACCCCAAAAGTTTCACTGGTATCATATTCAAATTCGCAATCACATACTGGGCATTTAGCCCTCCATACCGTGGGCCCGTTTAAAATCTTCTTCATAACGTTTTCTTTTCTTAATATATTTATATACTAACATTGGTGATATCCCATACTTCCTAGCAAGTTTTGCTTTTATCATACCAGTATCATACTCATAAAGTAATTGAAGTATATCGGGTCTACTTAACTTTGTATCTGAAAATTTAAACCTACCATCTCTAATACATTGTTGAGTATTTTCCTTAGCAGTACCCCAATATAAGTTCTTATAATGATTATGAGTTCTTATATTATCCTTATGACATACATACTTATGATTATTTGGGTTTGGTACATATACTAATGCTACTAATTGATGAATGTTATAAGTATACCTATATCCATTCGTATCCCTAATAGAAACTATAACGTATCCGTTATTTTTAATTTGATTAAGGGATAATTTTACCCAACCTTTACCCTTATAATTAGAATATACCTTACCATTCTTGGTAACATGGTAATTAGGGCAACCAATGCAATCTAAGTTTCCCTTTAAAATCTTCCTCATACTGCTTTATCTCTTTACTAAACAATTTAGGATAATCCTTAATGATTACATTCTTATACTTCTTATGTTCTTCCATATACTCCTCTACTGAGAAATCTGGTTGAAGCATCTTTCTATAATCATACCCAGGAATAAAAGGTAATTCTTCTGCCATTGACCTACCAATAGAGAAGTCCATTGACATATCTACATCATCCACTTGAAAACCAAAATATTTCTTAGTACTGGGGTTTCTCAATATATCCCATATTTTAAAAACAGTCCAAGTATTAATATATTCAGGCTTTGAGTAAAAATAGGCTGCATCATGAACAGTTGCTACTTCAAGCATACGGGGTAATTTACCTTGTCGCATTAACCAATAAACAAGAATAGCCCCGAAGTTGGTCATATTTGCTGCAGCACCTTGACATGGGAAATTAAGTCCCAAACGAATAGCATAAGCAACTTCTTGTTTGTCGTTTGAGTATATTTGTGGTAATCTTCTCTTAGTACCAAATAACTGAGTGTAATACCCATGCTTACGCAGGAATTTCTCTTGCTTCTCTTTGAATTTAAGTATCTTTGGGTGTTTCTCAAAGAACTCCGCCATTTCTTTATGGGCTTCTTCTTTAGTAACTATAATACCAGCTTTTGGGTCGGATAATTTTACTGCAAGTAAAGCTTCTCCAATACCATAAATCAAACCGAATGCAATTTGCTTAGCTTGTTTTCTTCTAGTCTTCCATAATTTATGGTCAGGATGATTTTCATCTTCGTATATTTTAGAGGCTTCCTCAATTGATACTCCATATTTTGCTGCTGCTATACCCAAGTGAGGGTCAGCCCCCTTTGCAAAAGCATCAAGATAGGTTTCATCGCCAGATAGGTGAGCCATCATTCTTAACTCTGCTTGAGAGTAGTCAAATGCCATATATAAATACCCAGGAGGAGCAACTAATTGTTTCTTGATATTAGGGTCTACAGATGTCTTTGGTATCTGCTGCATATTTGGGTCTGCAGAACTAAACCGATTAGAGTCTGTACCGTGTATATTATACCTACCATGTAATCTAGAATCATCTTGTACTTTTTCCCACCATCCATAAATATAGGTCTTATACATTTTCTCTAACCCTCGTAATTCAAGAAGCTTATCAAGGAATATTGCCTTTGGTGAATCGGGCTTTTTAATAGTTAGCCTAAGGTTAGTAAGAGTTTCTTCATCAGTACTTGGTTTACCAGATTCATTATCCTTAATCACATCAAAATGAAAGCCATCTTCTGAATACATCAATGCAGGTAAATCAACTGGGCTACCCAAATTAATGGGCCTTATTAATTCTTGTTCCTTTTTAGTTGTGAATATACCTGCTTTGATATTTGAGATTTTCTGTTCCCTTGATGCAATCTTCCGTTTATCTTTTGGGTCATTATAATCTAACTCTTCAAGTTCGTCTTCAATAGACTGAATATATTTATCAATCTTTTCTTGGTTATACTTCTTTTCGAATTTCTTTACTCTTGGCAAAGCGTATATTGCGTCTCTAGCAGCATCTATTTTTGGTTTATATTCTTCCAAAAGCTTTTTATTGAACTCAGTATCTAGATATAAACCCTCCTTTTCTACCGATGTTAGTACTCGTGAATTACACATGAATAAATTACGGAATACCGAATACATACCTAAATCCACCAACTTCTTCTCAAAGAATATCATTAACCTAAGAGTATAATCTGTATCTTGACACCCATAATGGCAAAGTGGGTCTAATTCTTTTTTATCCCAAGGTATTTTATCAAAAGCATCTTGTTTCTCATAATTACCATGCTCAGGCAAATACCTTCTTACCATTGATTTTAGGTCATGGGGTTTTTCCTCATTAAGAACATATTTTGCAAGCATACCATCTAAACAAGTACCTCTGTAGAATATTTGATACTTCTGATTTATCTGATCATCAAACTTCCAGTTCCATGCAACCTTTACAATGTCATAATTCTCAATTACCTCTTCCCCAAATTTCCTTAGCATCTTTTTCCAATTCCAACCGGGTGAAGTATAATCTTTTGTTTCGAAATGGTCTAAAGGAATGGAAGCACCAAACCCTGGCATCCAGGATACTGAGAGTATAGTTGGCTTAAAACCCTTATTATATATAGGTTCTGCATTTGTTTCATAATCACAGCAAGCATAACCTGTAGCTTTACAACAAGCAATAAGTTTCTTAAGCTCTCTCTTGTTTTTTATTATTGTATACCGTGTCTCCATATTTTAAAATAGAAAAAGGGACATACCCACCAGTAGTAGATACATCCCTCATTATTAGTATTTCTCTTGTAAGTCTTCCAGATTAGATGCTAATGATGTCCAATCTTTCTTATAAGCATGAAGAGAATCGATTGTGTGATACAGATAACCCGGTTTTACTCCTACCTCTTTAGCTACATATTGCATGAGTCTCCATGCAAGATATACATCATTACCGAAATGTTGTACAAAGTCCGAACTTCTTTGATGATAGCAAATATGTAATACCTTCTCTCCTTTACCATTCTGACGGATAAGGAAATCATAATACATTGAGCAAGGTATACGTTTACTTCCATCAAGGAATCTTAAATCTGTACCATGGAATATAGGGAGTACTGCTTTACGAGTATCATTATCCCTCTTAAGAAGTTCAATAACTGATTGCATTGCTGAATCACAGTTAAAAGAAGTACTACCATAAATGTATAACGAGTTCCAAATACGCTCTGGGTAGGTGTAATCAAACTTACCATTCACCAAAAACTGTTCCCATAAATCTTTTCTCAATTCCCAAGCTTTACCTGGATTTAAATCATACCAACCAATTCTTTCTTTAAACTCGGCATCTGCCCATTCCTTTGAATGAGAGAATATGAATAACCATACTGGGTCTCCAAGTGAAGTTAAACAATATTGTTGGCAAATGAGTTCTTTTGTAATAAAATCCTCATTACCTTCAATCACTTTATTTTGATAGGTCTTTGGTTTTACAGTTTGACCATAACTGTTGAGTTCTCTGCCCATTTCGGACATTAACTCAAAACTGTTAGAATATATCCTCATATTATATAAATATTTAACTGTATGACATTGTAGAATTAACCCAGGTCATATGCCAGTAGCGAAATACAAAATTATCAAAATCCTCTACCTCTTTCATTAACAAGGGTATATCTGGTTCTGCACCGTTCTTTTTAATCTCTAAAACTTGGTAATAAAATTTGTTTACTAATCCTATACGCTTCTGATTTAAAAATTCCTTAGCTTCCATTGTTCTTTTGTTTTAAAAGTTTCTTTTTATAGGCTTTACGTTGAGAGTAAGAGATTACATTCTCCGGGTATTCTATATCCTCATACTCGAGAAGTAATTCTTTTGCTTTCATTGATTTATATGTTTCCTCATATAAATCTGGTCGAAGCACTTTAAAACTTCTAAAGAATACCTTGAATGAAGAGAATTCCTTCTCTGTGCCCTTTTGGAATTTTTTCCATATCTCTTTTATCCTCTTATTCCATGAATTCTCCTCTGCTCCTTTAAGTACCTTCTTCAAAGGTTTATGGGTATGATACATTAAAAGTGTCTCCACATTTCCGTACATTTGAGTCGCAAATAGGTTGATTTGTACTGACTGGTCCGGCCCATATACGTACTCTGACATTCGTTGAATTAATAGGAAATCGAATATTAACCTCTTGGTAATTTCCGAAGCCCGAACTACCATTGTAATAACTGGGATGTCCTCCCCGAATCGTTTTGAAAAAGTCGCAGCTATTAGACATTGTTTACCGTTATCATGATGATTGTTAAACATATAAGTTATATTGTAATTCTGATTGTACTTATTTCTCAGTACTCTCAGTTTACTACGCAACAAGTCAAGCTTATTAAAATCTATGTAGTTATTCAATAAGCTAGTCCACTTAGTTTCTTTATAATTGAAACACCGCCCATAATCAAATTCTGGGTCTACCCATGCTTTTCGTATTTTTATAAATACGTTATACACTACTGCTACCCCACTATTAGCCATAGCCCCCTTTCCAAATAAAGCAGGCTCTAATCTTAGGAATCCCTCATTGAGTTTTTCCCATGCCTCTTGTGAAGTAGCAAATTCTAACGAATGGAGGGACTCCTCCGTATTAAGTTGAAGCCCCTCTAATTTCTTATTCCACCCTGACATGCTAGTAATTAGTATTTTGTCTCCATAAATTGAGACGTTGTTTTTTAAAGAATAAACTAAATAATCCGCAAGGAGTAAACCCATTCATGGCTAAGAATCCCATATAGAGATAGAAAGCTTTTACTAATGATTCCTGAAAATCTATTTCTTTAGTCATCACTTGAGTTTGTTTCCAGGGTCTACACTTAAGGAAGTTCCTTGCTTTATTGAGTTCATATATTACTTCCCATAAATATAGCTTCTCGTTTTCATGAGATATCTCGCTCATTTCATGAAAACCTGGGGTATAAGAAACTATCTTATCATACTCTGCTCTATCCTCTCTTGCCCAATCGGTTGAACTTAATATAGGATATTTCCTTACACTTCGATGATCTGGGTACTTGATGAGTAGGTCTTTGACTCCGATTGCCATTACCTCAAATAAACTCTTTGCATCTTGGTATTTCAGAATATCTTCTGGCAATATATTAGAATACAAAAGCAAAGTAAAGAAGAATCCCAAGGCATCTGCTTGTTCCTCATTTGCATTTGCTAGATGATTTAATACCTGAGTGTATTCTTCTGAGGTTAAGCAATCATTATTCCATCCATAATCACGATATATAGATACTACTTCATCGGTAGATTCGAATCCTTCGGTTAATTCTTCGATAACTCTACCAATAAAATCCTTTAGAATAACTTGATTCTTTGGGTTATTTATATCTAAGGGATAATCTAGTAACTTCTCTATAGATTTATATCCAGAGAATTGTTCTATCCCAAGATCATACATTTCTTGTAGTATCCGTGCCTCAGTTTCTTCTACCTGAGGCACTTGTTCATTTATATTCCTTATGTCCACTATTTTATGTTTTGAGATGAACCAAATCCTTTATCTCCTCTGCTTCCCCACATTTGTGATTCAGTATAAAACTCCTCTTGCTGAATCTCCTCTGGCTCGGTAATATAAATTGGTACATGAATAAATTGTACCAGCTTTTGACCAGCCTCGATAACCTGAATTTCTTGAGAAGTGTTATATATCCCAATATGTATCTCTCCAACATAAGGGGAATCCACTATCTCGGCAGTAAAGATTAACCCTTTCTTAGTAGCTATACCAGATTTGTTTGCTGCCATTAACATAGATGCAGGAGGTTCTAGCAAACCTTTGATACCCGATGGGATAAGTATACGATGACCTGGTTTTAAAGCTATATGCCTTACGAAATTTTCATTAAATGGCATATCTAAAATATACCCATTTGAATCAAATTCGTTTTTGTCATGAATATCCTCAGGGTATAAATTAGTTGGTACATAGAAATCTAACCCAGCATCATTTGGGTTTGCTCTGTTGGGAGATACTACCTCCCTTACTTTGATAAATCTAAATCTGTTCATAATATATTACATTTACGTAAAAGTTGTCCAAAGGTTAATTTCTCGGGTCTAGAAACATATACTCCCAATGAATTACACATCCTGATTACATCGGTAGAACCCTCCATACATAAATTAGCAAGTACATCTTCTTGCTTTACAAAATAGTTTGGGTTGTTAAGGTATACCTTGAACATAGCCCATATCATCTCTATTGGTTTCATTATTTAGTACACTCTTTATAAAGTTCTCTAATACGTTTTCTTGGTACTTCGAATTTCTCAACGGTTTTGGTAATAACCTCTTTTCTGTCTTTCCCTTTCCGAATCAAGCCTCGGATGTATTTCTTGATACCAACGGTATCTTCAAGTACATCTAAATCCTTGTATTGATTCTTCTGTTCAAGTTCTTTTCTTGTAATGTTCAAGTTCTGTGACATCTTGAATGCACATAATTCTGAGTCTCCGCATAGTTTACATTCCTTAGTTGATAAATCATACCCAATACCAAAGCAAGGGTCTCCATTAGTCCCCAGAGTACTTAAATCTATGGGAGTAAGAATATCTTGCTTCGATAAGTCAGGAAGTTGTTTCTTTTTCTTAGCCATTATATATCCTTTTTACGTTTATAATAAATGTATATCTCACTGTTATCCTCTATAGGAACATAGGAATAACCCATGTTATTAATAAATAGTTCCCTGAGTTTATATAATTCTTGGTATGAATTTCTATCATGACTCTCTTGACATACTTTGACTACCATACCATTACTCCAGTACAGATAGAAATAATGAGTAAAGCATTCGGGAGTATTTTGAGAAGTTTCCAAGCTTGATATCCATATCAAATCTCTACAGTTGAATACATGTTTAGGATTATGTACCTCCCCCACAACAAGAGACTTAAACCATTCTTTAATCTTCCTCATCATAAGTATAATTAATGTGTTTACAATTAGGACAGACCCATTCTTTGAAATGCCATCCTTTGATTTCCAAATCCTCTTTATGAAAACGTTTCTTACATGAATGGCATTGATAACCATCCTTGGAAAGTATAAAGTCTAAAGCGAGTATCATTATCATAATAACCCCCGCTGTAATTAAAATATATTTCTCCATCACTGAAAGCCTTTAATTTTTCTTTTTAGTGTTATTGGTTTTCCTTAAGAGTACCCAGCAATAAATACCTGATGCAGAGATTTGAATTATCTTCCAACCTTCTGATAAAAGAGTAGTTAGTTTAGTATCATCCTCATCTCTGATACATATTAGTTTATCATTATTCATAATGCCTATATGCTTATTAATTGTAATCTTCTTTTCCTCCTACGGAGAAAAAGTAAATACTCATAGTACTTCTAGTTAACTCTTAATAAGGCTATGGTTAGGATGTTTCTTCCATAGCTTATCTAACAGTATTACTTTCAATTCTTGTCTCTGATAATATTGCTTCCGATGTTTACCGTGCCTATCTAAATAATTCCCGGGATAGTGAAGGTCATCCAGGTATACTTTCTTTTTCGATTTATCGGTTCTTACCAAACGACCAAGAAACTGAATAGATTTTTCCTGACTATCCATGCTTGCTGCATTAAGTAAATACCTAAGCTTAGGAAAGTTTTTACCTCGAGCAATGATTGTAGTTGATACCAGGATATCTATTTTGCCTTCCCTAAAATCCTTCATTATTTGTTGTCTTAACTTAGAAGGAGTATTAACATGCACATAGGCAATATTATAGGCATCGCCCAGTTTCTTTTTAAAGAACTTATATAGATTTTCACAATGTGCAATATGCTTGCATACTACGAGAGCAGGGTATCTGCCTTGATTAAGGTTCCATAGTAATCTATTATAAGCCATTAACCAAGCTGTATAACAATTGGTGATTGAATCATCGTATATTTCCTTATAGGAAATACAATCAGATTCCCAATTACCATACCAGGGTTTACCAGGTACCATCTTTACAACGGTTTTTGTTGAGTAACCCTTTTTGATAGAATCCTTAAGTTTAAACTCGGCAATCACTTTACCAAAGAAACATTCAAGGTTCATATTCTTAACCCTATCCTTAGCAAGCTTACTCATATAAATCGTACCAGATAATCCTATACGAATTCTGGTATTAAATAACCGAGTGATTACATTCTGATATTGCTTACTACCTCCTTGGTCAGCCTCATCTATAAGTACCATATCTATTTGAGATAATTCCTTTTGATAGAATCTCATATTTCTCGAAATAGATTGAACCATACCTATAGTAAAGTTACTCCAGTTTAAAACCTTGCCTTGAACAAAAGTGATATCTTCTCCGGGAAGATATTGCTTAAATTCTTCTCTAGCTTGATTTAACCAATCCGAATCATTAGTTATTAGCAAAGTCTTTAACTGCTTCTTATAGGATAAATATAAAGACGACATGATAAGTGTGTTATGAGATATGAATCCATTAGATAGGTAATTATGATACTTAGGTATCTCCATATCATAACATGGGTATTTATCTAAGATTTCTATCTTATCTATTTTATCCCAATAACAATTACTAGAAATATTTAGTAATTCTGTAGCTTTATCATTATTAGAGCCTAAGAATTCTACTAAGCAATTAAAAGCAGTTAAAGTTAATCTATTATGATGACTTACCTGTGTACTTATAACTCTACCATAGGTTTTTCTAAACTTACCTTTCTCTTTCCAAGAAAGCTTATCATAAAGTTCTTTAGCAAAATTACTAAAAGGTAATTTATTACTGTAGTTATTCCGTTGAGAATTGCTAGGAATACATTTTCTTTCAATCCTCATGGGTATTATTTCTAGAAACTCATCATAAAATTCGCTATGAATAGTTATTCTATAAGCTATACTCTCTTTACCATTACATGAAGTCTTCTTGGGTTTAAGACAACAAGCTATTCCTAAAGATAATAAAGCTTGTTGTACTCTACGAGCATTTTCAAGATTTACAGTAGTAAAAGATAAGGATCTTCTACCATGAGATGATGAATTATGCCCATCTGTATCAAATAAACCTGCTATATAATTCCTTAAGTCATCATAAGAAGCCTGAAGAATCTTATCGGGTATGTACTTTTCATGGGCAGTACCAATTAATTCTGGATATTCCTCTTGAAGTAGTTTAGCAAAATTAGTATCGGATTTAGATATATGAAAACCTTTAAATCTTTTGTGGGGTTTTATTTCTACAGGAGTTTTACAGATTTCATCCATAGTAGCTTTAACTACTTCGGCTACTTCTATATCTTGACCTGATATAGATATGTTTATTTGATTTTTAGAAACTTGATGAATATGACCATCTCCGGATAAAGCTCCCAAAGTATAGCTAAGGTTTTTACCTATGGTATTTTTAGAATGAGTATATTCTAAGGAGATAGGTAAACAATCCCCTTTCTTTAAATCCTTGACATATACCCATTGTAGATTATCTCCATAATAAGTATATAATCTGTGATTTTCATATCCACAGATTAGAGTATAACCCTGAGAAGTAGTTATCTTTACTACCTTAATCTCATTATAAACTCCTGCATTGGGTTTTACTAATACACCTTCTTTAGTAAGGACTTTACCTTTATATCGTATCTTACCTGTTTCAGAAACGATTTTTTCTATAGGTAATAACCCATCCTCAGTATGTATTAGGGTACCCTTACCGGTGCATTTACCTGCATTAACAGTGTAATCTAATACGCCAATATGAAAAGGTGTATTCCCTATCTTATTATTGATAACTGCCTTAACAGCTTTCTCTTGCTCTGGTCTTAATTTATATTTGCCTATATTCGTAACTACTTTACTGACTTTAGGTAAAGGTTGTCTCATATCTACAACTTTAGGTTTAATCCCCATCTCAATACACATATCGTATACTTTGGGAAGTAAACCTATTTTAAATTGCCCAGTCTTGGTGATGTAATGAATCTTACCGTCCCAATTCTGCATACCTCTTTGCCTTGTACGTAAGTAGAAAGCATTCGGATGTCGAATGGCAAACTCATTATAAAGTTTTTGTGCGAACTTAAGAGGTAAGTCGAGTTCGCACATATTTCCATTCTGTATGATTATCCTACTCATTTGATAATTACCGTTACACCCTTAGTAGATTTATCCATACCCATTGCTTCCTTGAGAAGTTTAATATGATGCTCCTCATCCGCAATCAATTTCTCAAGGAAATAATTCACGTCATCGTAATCTGGGCGTTCTTCGTATTGAGCAATTGCTCTTTGAATTTTCTTGTAGTGACCAATAGTTTCTATCTCGGAATTCAAAGCAATCTTTAAAGCTTGTTCCCAAGTAGAACCAATCTCAATCGTAGGATTAATATTCATGGTAGAGTAATCCTCATAGGGATCTGCCTTTTGTAAAAAGTCCGATATCTTATCAAGGTGTCTCATCTCTACCAAACCAATACCCAACATCAATTCTGATATTTCTTCAAATCTAGAAGACTGTTGGGTATACATAATGATGGCACTTAGTTCTGAGAACTTGGCATTCTTCCAAATCACATAGAACATATTAATTATCTCATCAGGCCATGGTTCGATATCCTTAAAATCTGGATAATCCACGGATTGGTCTGAATACTTGAGGACATCTATAAAAGCATTAGCTGCATCCTCTACTCTGTTTCCGAAAAATTGTAAACCTTTCATATCATTTTCTTATTTTATCCCAAAGGGAACCTTCAACTTCTGGTTCACCTTCAAGTAGTTGTTTATTCTTATATTTATATAAATACTTATTGTATCTTTCAATTGCTTTATCCGTATACATTTGTGCAATATCCGGTAACCCATTGCACCATGCAAGAGACTCAAACTGAGCATCGATGAAGGTCTTATAATTCCAGCCCTCCTCTTTTAGGAATTCACCTACCTTTGCAAAGTGTACATACTTCTCGGGTTGATTTTCATAAGACTCATATATACCAGTTGCCTTAGCAATCTTACCTATGAAATAATCATGTATCTCTTTAGTAAGTTCTAAATCTGAATGTTGTAATTCTATCTCAGCATCTATCTGATTAGTAATGTTCTCCTGCATGGATAATAACCTTTGCATAACATTACGATAATCAGTCATCCTCTTTAACCCAGTCTCAATGTATTTAATAAAACCTTCCCGGGTATCAAATTTGAAATCTTCACAGAAGTTATTACATACTTCTGCAAGCTTTTTACAATTTGCCCATTCTCGAGAATTACTTTCGTTTATTTTACGAACCCCTCTATGCTTTAACTTTATACGAGTTGCGTATAAAATATCAGCAACAAGGGCAGCATCTCCCTTGGATGCTAGTAAAATGTTATTAACTCGCTTAGTATTCTTATTATTAGAAACTAAGACTGCTCTATGATTTATTGCCTCCTTTCGAGCAATAACAAAAAAAGCCTCAACTGGGAAATTATCTACCTCTAAGGTATTTAATATTTCCTCAAATTGAGACTTAGTTATATGGATAGATGGTTCACGCATAAATATATTATTTTATAATATAATAGGAACTCCCTATTTCAATGAGTTTCTGATTGATATCAATTCTTGATAACTTTGGTACCTGGTAGCATATACTAACTTAAGTGTCTGACTTCTCCCTAAATCATTTACGTCTTTTCCGTCTGGTAAAAACACCACCTTGACTTTTTTATATGCAACAAGCTTGAGAGCCAAGTTGATGGCATATTCTTTTGCGTCTGGGTCCAACAATATAATAAATCTTTCGCATTGGGATTTAAGTAACTCATTGACTTGGAATGCAGATAGAGCTTTGCCCATTGTGGCAATTGCTCTATCCCCAATTGTGAGAGCATTAAGTGCCCCTTCGCAAATGAATACCGACCGATACATCTCCAACGCATCATGATTAAAGATGATAAATTGTTTTCCCAAACCGGTGATGTCTTTGTCTGGGTTATTATATCTGGGCCCTTTGCCGATAACATTTCGAGCATTGTAATACCTAAGTTGTCCTCGATAATAAAACGGGATGATAAGGTACCCATATGTTGAGCCGCTTGTTCCATAGCCGATACCGTATCTTGAAAACTTCTCGAGGCTAAATCCGCGTTTCTTGATATATCCCCGAATGCTTTTTGCAAGTTGGCTATCCCCGAGCGAAATGTTTCTAAATCCCTCAGGGAGATATACTGGCTTACTTTCGGCAAGTTCGATTTTCTCTTCCTTAAACTGTAATTCATCAAATTGTCCATTGTTCAAAAAATTAATTAGTTCATGGTACTCAGTAAATCCTTCTATGTCCATTATTAATTGAGCGGGAGAAGGATGGGCACTACATCTAAAACAATTGGTTCTATACATAGAAAGGTTAACTCCCAACTTATGTTCTCTCCCACAATAGGGGCAAGTTGGTATACGCATCCAGCCATGTCGATATTCAAAAGCTCCAAGTCTTTTAATGAAATAAGTTTTGAGCTTAGACTTAAACTGATTTGTTATTTTCATGTTCCTTTATAGCTTTACGAATTACTTTTCGGATTCTCTTTAAATCCTCTAAATCCAGGTTACCGATGGAAGTTGTTTGCCAACCATTATGGGATATTTCTAAAGCTAATCCATCGGTCCATCTATCTTTTATTACTCTTACTTTCTTTGTTCTCATTCTTCTTATATTTTTCAATAACCCCTTTACTTAGTTGTAAAGCTATTCGTATGTCTTTCCAAGAATAGCCTAAATCTCTAAGGAATTTAATACATTTCTTAACCATATCTTTGTGAAGACCGGTTCTTAATTTGTACCTTGTAATATCTCCCATCTCATACCTACCTTCCCTATCTTTAACATTATCTTCTACTGAGCCCCAATAGAGGTGGTTTACTTTGTTATTTAAGGGATTATTATCCTTGTGACATACTAAAGGCAAATTATCTGGATTAGGTATATAAACCATGGCTACTAACCTATTAAGCCTCCTTTCGTATTTAATGCCCTCTTTATATAATCCAATCCTATAATACCCATTACCACTTAACCTTGGCTTAAGTTTAAAAGCTTCAGGTCTCTTACCACTTCTACATTTCATAGAATATACATCTCCATCTTTAGTTACATGGTAACCTGGAAACCCTGGTACATTGTCTTTAAATTTACTCATATCTATATATCTCCACTATTATTAGCCCTTTTCTTGGAATCAGCATCTGGATTATCTTTAGAACTCTTCATCATAGAATCTAATACTCCAGAATACACTTCATCATATTGTTTACGTTGTTCCCTTGTAAATTCCGTACATCTTTGCCTTTCGACATCGCATTTGAATAATGCTCTACCGGAAGGAAGACCATCCCTTTGTACTACTATCTCAGCTCGAAGAATATTATCTTTCTCTTCTTGCTCAGTAGAGTTAAGACCCATGATAACCTGGGCATTACGAACAATGGCAATTGAACCAGAGATATCATTCTCATCATACCGAGTAAGCCTATGCTTTTTACCTTCACGAGTAATGTGATGAGCAGTCCATATAATGTCTAAATGTAATTCCTCTGCCAGATTCTGAAGATCTACGTATACATTAGATATTCTTTCGAAATCTTCCCTATCCCCCGCTATTGATGCAAGTTTACCAGCGTAGTCAACCATAAGAACTTTAATATCGATTCCTTGATTACGAAGTTGAATTATCTTTTCCCTTATATAAGTGGTATTAGTAATCATTGCTGGTACACGCTCAACCACTAATTCAACTCCAAACCTTGCAAGTTTCCTTAAATGCTTTGCCTCAAGTTTATCATATTCACCCGAGTATAATTCCTTCTTGGTTTTATTAATACTGGATTGAATAAAACGGTCCATGATTTGTTCTTGGCCATTTTCTGTATCAATATATAATACTGACTTCTTCATTCTGAGATAACCTCTTGCAAGGTTTACCATAAAGAAGGTTTTCTTTGCCTTGGGTTTATCTAGTATCACATTAACAGAATGCTCTGGATAACCTCCTGCATTAGTTAGTTCATTCAACTGCCTAAATGGGCAAGGTATAACTGAAGGTTCTGATTGTCTTCTAAACTGTCTCTCGGTAATATCCCGAATCATATATAAAGGTTCATCTTCTTTCTTAGGTTTACTTTTCTGAAGTACCTTTTCAATCTTCCTCGAATACTCTTCATATTGTTCGAAGTTATCCAAATCAAAGGAATCATTTAAGTTCTTCATCTCAACATAAGTAGAGAACTGATATATCTTTTCTTTTATATAATCAGAATCTGATAAGGGGATGTGATAGAGATTGCTTATTATCTTTTCTATATTAGGTATATCATCCTTCGTTACCAAATCGATGTATGCCTTTGATTCTAGCAATTCTTTTAATACTTCCTTTAGAATATTCTCTGAAGGCATCTTACCCTGCTTTTTAAAGTATTTGGTAATGCCCTCGAATATAAGAGCATGTTCTATGAGAACCAGATAATTAGCTTTAATCCTCTTTAGGACTAAACCTCCCTCCTTATCCCTTAAAACAAACCGGAGTATCTCTAATTGAAAATCCGGACTGAACGAAAACTTAACTTGTTCTTTAAATTTCTTCATATCTATATTGCAATATTATATAAACTAATAGATTTTGATAGTACCGAGATAGTTCTAAGTATGTTGACAACTAACTAGAAACTACTAATCCACTACCTTAAGCTCCCGAATATTTAATATTATTATTTTATATAAGAAAAAATACTTATATTTGCATAACGAATATTTAAAAACATGGGAAAAAGTAAAGGAAATAACGGTTCAGAGCTTCATCGATTAAAACCTATGCAAGAATATGATGAAGCTACTTTCAACAGACTTTATAAAGTTTGTAAGCCAGTAATTAGAAACCTTACCAGACAGATTGATTATAAACGGTTTAATCTTACACCGGATATTATCCAATCTTATTTCTGGGATAAGATGTTATTTGTTTTCAACAAATACTATGGTGAATGTACTGAAGAACATCTTAAAGCAAGAATCCTTGCATCACTTAGTACATTCAAAAACAAATTGCTTCGTTCTGCATACGGAGAACAGGCAGAGTATAATCAAAGCCTCTTTAAACTCGATGACTTATTCGATAATGACAAAGAATTAGAGGATGATACCGAAGAAGAAAAAGCTAAATCAGAAATGCTTGATATGATGTATACTTATATGAAGGATAAGCTTTCTCCAGATGCCTATCTTTTGTTTGAGGTATTAATTACTCCTCCCCCTTTTATCAAGGAAAGGCTTGAAAATAGTACTCGAATAACTAATATAATGCTTATCGAATTTTTCGAAATGCCTAAGACTAATGAATCTATGAGATATATATCAGAACTTAGACAAGATATACAATATTGGGAAGACCGAGCTAAAGAAGAACTTAAGTATTAACACAAAAGAAAAGGGGCGTTTCCCAACGTCCCTCTCCCAATTAATTTTTACTATGCAAAACACAGATTGAAAACAAATGTTTACTCTTAAACAATACAAATAATACACATGAGTTTTAATACTACTAAATAACTAATAACAACTTTATGATGATATTTTTTGGATATATCGTAATGTAATAGTCGGTGGCAATTTCTCAATATCCAAAGTTTCTACCGAAGTTTCTTGTAAGAAAGATTCCCCTAATAGGTTCCAGCTTACTACGATAGCACCATCTTGAATACCCTTGGTAGGAGTTCCTCTACCGAAATCTCCATTCAATCCCGTCTCCCTATTAAAGAAAGATTGAGGACGAACATTCTCCCAGTTATTGGCATTATCTTGTTTACCTTTAGATACACCAAGAGCATGCCTATGCTTAGGAAGGTCATCGCCTTTAATTGAGATTAGGAAGTTGCCTTTAGTTGGAGTATAGTAATCTCCGACATTCTGTAACATTACTTCATCCCCAATTTGAACACCTCCAGCTTGGTAACCAATAACTATTCTACCAGCTGCCTTAGTATATTCTGCCCAACCATCTGGTATTACATCGGTTTCCCAAAGAATGATAGAACCGATTGGTAAATTAGCAGTACTCAGAGATTCAGAGAATTCTTTTCGGATAGCCTCAATTTGACTATCGATGTATTGCTTGATATTTAACTTAGTACCAGATTCATCTACTACTGGAAAGCCTGAATTTATCTGTTCTACTCTTTTCACTGATTCCCTCATCATACTCTGAGCAGCAGTAGTATAAGGGATTTCTTGAAACTTACCTTGATAGGGTACGATAGCAAAGTTCTCATTTCGTTTGGTCATTGCATCAGTACCCTTACCATATACTCCGATAAGAACAACGGAAGTTTTATTATTAGAGTAATAAGGGCAAGCACTCTCTACCATCTCTAGAAGATTGCTATAGGTCATATCGTAATTAGAATATACATCATTATTAATGATATCCGGTGTACGATTCTCTTCGGCAATCGGATAATAAATATCCAGAGACTTTTTAAACAAGGTGTAGAAGCTTTCGGAGGATTCATTCCAATAAGCTACAAAGTCTACTGGGTTATCTACAGGTTCGGAGATAGTAGTGTGTACTGCAAAGAGTAATACCTCTTCCGTTGAACCTTGGGTACCTTGGATGTTCTCAATGGTAATAGTTTGTTCATCAGATATAAATACATACCCATCCCTTGAAATACACCCAAAGTTTACATCTGGCAATTCTCCATCTTCTGAAGCCTTTGCCATATACCTTGCCATAATCCTATCCTTGATTACATTGGCATACTTACTTCCAGCAACTCCCTGAGGAGATACCACTAACTTGTTACCATTTATGGTAGCTGAGCCAAATCCACAGAATGGTCCTAAACCAGAAGGAGCAGCAATTGCCTCTGCTGCTTCCTTTGATTTAATAATACCTTCATACTTAAAGTACGTCTTCATTGTCCTTAGTATTTTTAAATTGATTCTTTTGTTCTGACATATCTTTAAATGCTTCACCTACATCCTTGAACTTTAAGGTTAACAATTTAAAGAGTATTCTCCATATACTATACCGTTTCTTAATACCATGTATTTCACAGATGTGTCCATATATACTATCTACTTCGAAACAGTAGCATATTACCATAACCGTTATTGATACCCCTATTGGGTTCATCCCATAGGGTTCCCCAATAGCTTTACCAAGTACAGCACCAAGTAGAACATAACAGATATAATCTACTATTTTGTTTAGAGTTCTTCTTCCAGCTCTAGATTTTCGAATTTCGATTTTCTGTAACCTACTTGCCGATAACCCAAACCATAAATCTGATAGGATTAGAATTATTGCAAGAATTATCATCCATCTCAAATCATACAAGATTTGTGTACACTCTCCCAATATACCCACAGTGAATGTCTTGAATAAAGACTGAGTTGTGGTTTCTGTTATTCTATCGATTGTTGAATTTATCATTGTTCTACTATTTGCCAAGATTGATTACTGTAAGTTGTAATGGTAAATGTTTTCTCTGAGAGGTCATCATGTTCCCATTCTAACTTTTGAGGACTAACACTTAAAAGGTCTGCATCTACTACGGTGAACTTAGTTCTCTTCGAAGTATCTACCACTGATTCGAATATATACTCTCCAGCTTGTGCAGTTACAAATTCATAACCAGCACCACCTGCGTCATAAGTAGTTACTTTACCAACTTCCCTTATTCGACTATCGAAGTCAGGTTTATTAGAAGTACACTTGATTAAAGTAGATACTTGTTTAACATTCCCCTTTAGTTCTGCATAAGTAGGAGTACAAGAAATCTCGATGATTGTAGGATAATCTTCCAGTATTACTTGACATCTTAATGAAGAACCATCATCTGCCACAAAGGTATAAGTCCCAGCCTTGGTAAGAACAATTTCCTCATCAAGGTTATAGGTTTCCCCGTTCTCATCACAGGTAGCAGTACCACTTACATTGACCCCATTTTTCATTTCCTCAAGATGGAACTTACAAGCAGACTTCTCATCCAGTAATTGGTATACTGCATAAGTATCATCTATCTGGTCTTCTGGTAATGCCCAGTTGGGTTCTTTCCAATGACTGTCTGTAGCATCCGAAGGTACTATCTTTAATTTATTCTGATATACTACTGGAGAATTATTAACTACCAAAGTAGTCTTAGCAGTAGGGTAAGCTACAGACTGGAAGGTATAAGTCCCTGCCCTATTTGCAGTATATACATAACCATTCTGAGCATTAAAGGTTTCCCCAGTTTCAATTACCCTTACTCTGTAATCATCCCCATTACCAGAAATACGTTGTATCTTTACTGTAGCTTTTGCAGAGCCATTGAATAATGTGACTGTTGGTGGGCTAACAGTAATTCTATATACTGCAGTCTTACCAGATACTACTTCGAATATACCTACACCTTCATCTGTTTCCCTTTTATCCAGTGTACATTTAAACTTATAAGTACCATAACTATTAGCAGTAAACTTATCCCCGTTCTTAAACAACTTAGTATCACCAATTAGCTTACAGTATAGTTCACCAGTAAATGATTCTGGATAATTAGATTCAATGGTAAGAGTAGTGGTAGCATCTTTAATACTTTGCTTATCCCCAACTCTAAATTCAGAAGGTGTACATCTTACCTTATATGTAATCTCTTCTCGAGTTACAACAAAGGAAGTTTGCTTTACTGGGAACTCTACAATCTCAAAGATGTAGGTACCAGGCTCTGAAAATTCCCAAGTTGAGCCAGAGACTTTCACTATATCAGTACCGGATAATCGTACATTACAAGTTTTCACGGTACCCTTATAGGATACGTTTGCCCTTACTACTGTACTTACTTTTAGGTTAGTAGGAGTTATCTTTCCAGTAATAGGGTCACAAGTAATAGAATATACTCGATTATAAGATTCTTGATTAACCGTGATTTGAGTTACCTTAGTAGGGTCTCCCACACTTCTAAAATAATAAGTACCTGCTCTGGGTATATTAAAAATGGAACCACTTTCGTGTTTAGTGTAACCCCAATTTATATTATCACTGGATATCTGATATCTTAGGTCAGCATTTATCCAATCTGAAGTTACAGTTACCTTTACCGGTACTTCATATACCTCTGAAGTAATAAGATTGGGTTGGTCCGGATTTACTAACTCAGCTTTAATTGTATACCCATCATTTACGGTAAACCCATATTGAATATCGAAAGATACATGATAGGGTATGAATCTTTTAAAGAAAGCCTCTACGGCTTCTCTAAATTTTCTGAAAGCTGCCGAGTTCGAAGTATATCCATGACCGGTAAGTCTAAAGGTTACCGGTATACATTGAGAACAATCGAAAGTATTATCATAGGTATACTTATCGTCATAATGGTAATACTGGTCAAAGTGCGGATTACCTTTTACCCAACCATCATAACTATCAGCCTTTGCAGGGTCAGTTACTACGCAGGTTAACCCATACAGCCTCATCATTATTTCGAAGAACTCAGAGGTACCTCTTATTTTAAAAAGAGATATCGAATACTTCAGGATGTTTCTTACTTGAGTACTGGTTAAAGTAAAGGGTCCCTCCTTTGGTATTATCCAAAGCTTAGATAACTCTTGGAGTTTATCATCGGAGTAGAACCCATTAAAGTACTCTGCCCATTTCTGTGCATCTATAGTGTTCCCATAAGCAAAGGGCATTTCTCCGAGGAATTGCCAAAGGAAATTGAGATACATATCCGGAGCCTTATCTATATCGATAATGTCCAAGATATTCTCAATATCCTTTGTAATGTAATCTTCAAAATGCTCTCCACAAATTTCTAGAAACCTCTCTAAGATGCCTTTGCCATTTACCTTATAGGTATCTTGAGCTTTATACTCGAATGGCAAAAAGTCGATTAGATTTTTGAGGTTTATCATTATACAATTTCTTTTACGGTTAAAGTCAATTGTGAAGCATTTTCGAATACTGGTAAATTAAAACCGGGGTCTTCATAGTCATGGTTGGGTTCTGATACCGTAATAGAATATCGATAACCAGATTGATAGCTATTGTTCTGAATGTCCAAAGAGAAATCAAAACCATTAGCTTTGTCAATAATCTGAATAGAGCTACCGACTGAACCAGTAGTTACATAGCCATTAGATACTGAACGTACAGTAAAAGTAGTTGATGAATTGAAGGTAATATAGTAAGTCATAGACCCTTTAGCCTTATTCAATTTAAACTGACCCAAGTTCAATTCTTTATTACCATAGATGGTAGTAGGCCAAGGTTTAATATAGAATTTAGTAAGGTGAAGGTAATCTACGGTTGACAGGTTATCTATCAGGGCATAAATATCTGATAACCTTACGCTTCCACCTATCTGAGCTTGCTCCGGAGAATAGGCATTATATAATGCTGTAAGAATTTGAGTTTGTATCTCGGGAGTCTTATAAGACTTCTTACCAGTAACTTCCATCTCTAGAATAATCTGAACCTTACCTGCAGATTTAACCTTTAACCATGTGGTCATAGGAGCTCTTTGAGATAATAGATTGTATACCCTATTGATTAATTCAGAAGAAGCAACAGCTCCACCATCGGGGCTAATATATACTGTAAGCTTTCTACCGCATTCATAATCGGCTTTAGCTTTGTTTACCCCATCAACCAACATGGCCAAACTTTCGAAATCCTCTTTGGTAATTGCTACTCCCAAAGTCTTTACACTCAAAGGTATATGTTCTTTGAGCATTGTAAAGTTTTCATAGTTTGAACCACCTCCGGCATCGTAAGCATTACTTACGGTAGCATCAGTAATTGAAGAAGAGATTACTGAAGGTACAGAAGTAATAGTATTACTCTTTACATTACCCTGAGTACCATTAGTTAAATAGAATACTACATTGGTTATCTTTGCACCTGCAGCGGGTTTCTTACCAAAGGTGCCATCTCCAAACATTATATAGGGGCTTAGAGATTCATCTACCGAAACCATGAAATGCTTATCTGTGGGTTTGGATTTTGCAAATGTATCTACTAATACCCAAGTTTCCCCACCTATCTGTAAAGACATAGAGCCCTGTTCATAGTACTTACCATTAGGCAATGTACCAAGGTGAACTATTACCCTGTCTCCAGTAGGTATTACCATATTATTTAAAGCACTTGCAGTATACTTCTCGTGTTGAACTATAGGTACTTTACAAGTAGTTACATTTGAATACCAAGTTACGTCTCTAGCAGATAACCAGGAATTACCACTAGAATCTGTAAACAGAGTACCTTGTGGTATAGTTAACTTAGCTCCAATAGAATTACCAGTAATACTTCTGGATAAGATTACATCTACTGTAGCAGCAATGGCTGCTCGAGCATGGTAATCTACCAAAGCTCCATGTTTAACTACTGAGTCATACCTCCTTGCAGTAGATAGGAAAGTTTCCCTTGCCATGTTATCTACGTAGTAATGAAGTACTTCGGCAATTGCCGCAAACAATGAGAGGATAATAATTAAGATATTCCCCTCCGAATAATCCGTTATGAGTTTCTGACCTTGAGGGTCTTTGAGTCCCATAAGGGATTCAACCAGCTTGGCCTTAATCTGTTGATAAGACCTCTGGTATGGGTTAAGCCATTTATTTGTGATTCCCATATTATTGTGTATTTAATGAATTATCCGACCGGTCATAGGTGATATCGAGGTACTGACTAGAATTTGTTCCATTTACTACATATGTTACTTCTATGTGTATTTTTGCATCAACTCTAGTAACTGTGATATTTTGGAAGGTTATCCTTTGTTCCCAAGCACCTATGGCCTGTTTTAAAAACTCTTTAATTATAAAACTTAGGGCTTGTGAGTTTGGTTCCTCAATACATTGCCATAGTTTACTACCAAAGTTTTCCTGTCGAAATCTCTGGCCTATCATGTAGTATAATATCGAACTTATATTATCTCTGATAAGTTTGAAATCTCCATTTACTGGGTACCAACCTCTTTCCCCGTTTTCATTGGTTGTAAGTTGGATAGGGTAAGTTACACCTATACCAACTAAGTCTGTAAAGTAATTCTTTTCCATTAGTGTATGCAAGTTTTATCCTCATAATCGTCTACAACGAATTGTGAGAAAGGTTTAGTTACTTGAGTTACTGTGGGACCTGAAGAACCTGGTCCAGTAGTTACACCTGAGTGTACATGAGAATTGAACATACTGCGAAGTTGTTCTAGTTCTTGGATAGTTTGATTTAGTTTTTCGGTTAGTTGAGCAATATTGATTAACCCATGATTTTCTCCTGTATTTAATATAAGGGTATCACCTGAAGATACATTGATATCCTTATTAGCTGATACCACTACATTAGATTCAGAATAAACTGAGATATCTCCATTAAAATAAAGATTTAGTTTCCCATTATCATCGTCTATTACAATGAGATTACCTTCTGGAGTAACTATCCCCATCTTATTTGGGCCATCCAAGGGTTGGGGTACTTGATTCATACTCCAACCATGATATTCCCATAAGGGTTTAGTAGGATCACCAAATTCAAAAGTAATAAATACTATATCTCCTACCTTAGGGGCTAAGAACTTAAATCCACTACTTATTGAACCATGTTGTCCTTTCGGTAAAGCCCAAGCAAAGGTACCTCCCATTACTTCTGGTATACATACTTTTACTCTATTCATCTTCTTTTCGGTATCATTATTATCAACAACTATACCACGGTAAATAGAGTAGTACCTTCCAAGACCCTCTAGGCCTTCTTCGGTTATTATCTTTGCAGTTTCATAGCCCATAATTACCTCACTTCCTTATTCTTGATATATTCTTTGAATCTCTTTATGGCTACTCCCATGTAATCGAATTTAACCCAATAATCATCTGGTACTTGAATATCCTTGATAGTTATCTTTCCAGGTATTACTTTACCGGAAGAAGTAGTTAAACTACCAGAACTTACAGCTATACCTTCTGCTTTCTCGATTGGAGTCTTAGCCAATACTTCAGTATAATAGGCCTTTTTTCGAGCCATCTCATCTCTACGTTTAACATCTAATACATTTCCTTCTTTGTCCATAATACCAGATTCGATGAAATAAGCAACTTCATTGTAAGTCCAACTCAAATCTAATTCGTTAATATTACTTAAAGCCTTCTTATCTTTACCCTTGGAAGTTATAGCATTAGCTTTAGCATCATTAGCTACAACTGTTTGAGTAGATAAACCAGTTTTAGAAGTGGTAGAACCAGCCCTACTTGAATTCTTTACTAACTCCAAGTTAGTTACGTAGCCCTGACCTGCATCCATAGAGTGGGTACATTGTTTTATATACCAAGGACCAGACCATCGTTTACCCACATTCTCTAAGATTAATATTTGAGAAGAAGCTAGTAAAGGCCTTCCAACAACTTGCATCTGACAAACCAGTTTACTCTCAGTATGCTTTAAACCACCATTAGCATTAGCATTAGCTGCCCATGCCCACTTATCTATCCCCCCATATCTACTGAACAAATTATGATAAAGTTTGTACAGAGGTATTTCAACATTAGCTTTTTTCCAATGCTGAACTTTCACTGTAACACTATAAATACCCAAACTCTTATTTAAGGAATTTTTATATTTGATAACCGGAGTGTCATCAATCACCATGGTATATGGACCTTTCTTTAAAGCCGATATACCTCGATAAACACTTTCTTCATCCTCTAATCCCCAAGCATTAGCTCCACCCTTGGGAGTATGTTCTGGGTCAAAGTCTCTTGGGTCCAGGTCTTCTATGACCATGTATTCCATTTGGTCTTTACCCTCAAAAAGGTATCTTTCGTTCTTAAGGATATTGTATATATCTTCATCTAAGGTCTTACCATTAACCACATTCTTAAGGGCTGCATTTAAAGCTGCACGTCTATCAGCAGGAAATTCTTCTCTTTGAATAGTTTTATTTATGATACTTCTTACCTGGTCTGTACTAAGTTCATTAAGGAATTTTTCTTTACCTTGTCTATATGCTTCGGCTGGGCTAGAAGCAGAATATTCTGCTACATCTTGATCCCATTTGTCATTCAATTGTTTCCTAGCTTCAATTGAAGCTCTTAAGTTAGGGTCGGTATTTATAGTATGCTTTAACCTCATTTCCATAATAGTTGGTATATCTTGGGGATTATTTTCAGCACCATATTTACCTACTGAGGTATGCCAGTTCTTATAATATACCCCGTTATTCTCATTAGCTACTATCTCGGGTAATTTTTCGGTATCATCAATCCCAGTACTTAATATTTCTAAGTCTTTACTTTCGGGATTAATAGCAGGAGAGAGTGTAGCCTTAACTCTTTTAGTTATCTTCTGAGTAGAAAATTGAACACTGAGTACTTCCCCATTCTCACCTTGATAAGTATAAACAGTTACGGGTTCTTCGTGGAATTTCCTATTATGTATATAGATAACATTATCTCTTGAATCTATATACCAAGGACCATTAGTATAACCTCTCATCTTCTGTTCTAATTGAACTAAGATATTCTTGCCAACTAATCCAAAGTCACTATTAATCAAAGCCTTCAAATCTTCTGGCATAGCCACTTCTGCTACTCCACTGTATTTATTAGCATAAAGTACCTTTCCAGTAGTAGTACGAGTATTCTCTGTAGGTACCTGTAGTGACTCATATACTTTATTACTTATTATTCGTTGTTCCATTACTGAAAGATTTCTATGATTACACCTACACCATTATCACAACCCCCATCTAAATATGAAGATAAACTGTTCTCTGAAGCTTCAGAGAAATTATAGGGTGGCTGATATCTTAAATCACCGATAGAGTCTATACACTTGATAGTTACATGAGTACCAGTAGAATCAAACTTTGCCTCAAAGTCCCTAACCTTGATAGTTTTAATTGGACCCGATACGAATTGACCGTCTGGGTATATGTATCCCCACTGTAAGCATATCACACTACCTTCTTGTAAAGCCTCTATGTCTACAGTATCGGGGTCTCCAGTATCAAATGTAATTGTAGCAAGATTCTCTTTTTCTTCATCATACCTATAATTCCAGGTACTAATATAAGCTCCAAGAGGTATACCAGTAATAGGATTCATTATCGGCATACCTCTAAAATCGAATAGAGCCAAATATGGTTGGCCCATTCCGTTATATAATATGGGTTTTTGTTTAGCTGCCATAAGCTGGGATTCTTATAAGTGTTCCACTTTCTACCTCTTTAAATGGGTTTAGTATACCATTAGCTTCTGCAATAAGATACCATTTACCAGAATCACCATAATATCTATAGGCTATATTATGTAAAGTCTCTCCATCCTTAATGGTATGTTGAATATCATTTGAGGATGAAGGTACAGAAACTACTGGGGCTTCTAAAGAGTAATCTCCATCTCCGTAATTTAGAGCATAGGCATTATTATAAGGGCTAGCTCCCATCAGATATTGGTTAATATCAATCATATTTAATACCTCCTGTCTTTTTAAGTGAATCCGAATTTATAAAATCTCCATAGGATAAGTTATATGCACTTACTCTCTTGAAAATCAATTCTTGAGTTGCTGCTGCAGGCAATAACCTACCATTACCAAAAGTAGCTGGCTTTCCAGGTACTCTTACCCTATAACCATTCTGAAAGTTCTTCAGAGTATAAGTTGCTGAAGTAAGGATGTAATGGTGGTTATCAAAGATACCAGAGTCCCCCCATTCTATCTTAACAATAGGAGGAGCCGATTGATAACCATTAGCCTTAGTCCATGCTTCTAATAACCTACATTTATTGATTACCTCCTCAGGATTTTCTGGGTCATTACAGTACCAAGACACATTGAATTGAATAATGTCTTCAGCACCAGTAAAGTGATACATTGGTACATTACGTCCCATTGATTTAATGGTTGCCCATGTAGTTTCCCCCCTGAAGTCCAACTCTGGAGGTCTATTCTGTAGGGTAATATATTGAGTAGGGTTAACAGTCATGTTATATATCCTTACCTCATTCTGATATATAATACCTGGTTTAGCCTCGAAGTTTCTGTAATTAGTAGTATTCTTATTTCCCTTTGCTGGGTCTACTCCCTCACTCTCCTCTAATCTCGGGAATTGTAATTCCATCCTCCATTTAGCCTGGAGTTGTTTATTTAGAATGGGGTTCTTAGACGATATTTGAGTTTCTCCGATTACCCCATTGGGAGTATAGAGTTTACCCTTTTGAGCATCATCTTTGGGGAGAGTAGAAAGAGTTCGATTGAGTAATATCCGAGCTCTCCATAATTTATTTAGGGGACCAGTAAGAACACCTGCCGTATCTCTTGTAAGGTCATTGTACTTTTCAACAACCTTACCTGCTGCTTTATTTAATACTCTAGCCATAGTATTTTTAATTTTATAATCCTAATGCTACACCAGTATAATCTTGCTGAGAACCCAAAGAATAATCTCCCAATATCTCACCATCTACACTGATGTTAATCTTACCATCTTTTAATCCATCTCTAATAGCTGCTCTCATTGCATTCAAGAACCTTTCTTCATTCTGAGCCCTGATTGCAGATGGGTCTTCTTTACTCTGAGCTTCTGTATTCCTATCTACTGACTTAATAAGACTGCTTCCTACCTCTATTAATAAGGGGAGACCGATAGTAATAGCTAACCCCACTGGTCCACCCAGTAATCCCATAAGTCTACCTCCTAAGCCAAAAGCTGCAGAAGTAGCTAACTTCTTACCAGCTTGCTTACCGCCTTCACGTACAGTTGTGGATATTAAATTAGTACCACCAAGAGCAGTACCTTGAGATACTCTTCTACCCATTGAATCCCGATAATAAGCTCTACCTCTCTTATCCTTACCCATAAAGAAACCTCCAGACAAGGGTATAGATTTTCCCATTCCCAAAGTTTGAGCAGCTATTGAACTCATCATGAAAGATATATTCCTTAGATGGGCTTCCATAATAACAAACTGAGCATTAGTTTTTGCAGTTGCCGTAGACATACCCTCAGTAGAAGCAGTAGCAATAGTCTGTAAATATCCTACAGACCTAATAATGCCTCTTACAGTATTAAATCCTGCAACAATAGTACCTACTACTACTCCGGTAGCAGCAACTCTAAGACCAAAACCTCCAACCCAAGTTTCTGAGATAGAATTAATTACTTTGATTATAGAGTTACCCACATTTAGTACTGGGGTAAAGATTCTACCCAAAGCTGCACCTGCGGTAACTGTTAAGTTCTCTATACTTGATTCGAATTGGTCAATTACACCTGCATCGGTTTTAAGACGTTCTTCATTGAGTCGGTTTACTGCTCCCATGTTTTGGTCATAGGTAGCAAGTATCTTACCCATCTTATCTCTACCAGAAGCAATATCTCGAAGTACTGGAAGCATACCACGATTACCTCGAACTCCGAATATATTGAAGAAGGTTGGTGTTTCGATTCGTGAAGGTAAATCTACTGCGGCCTTAGCAAACTTCTGATAGATAGTGTAAAGGTCTATAAGGTTACCTTGAGCATCGAAGAATTCATCGGGACTTAAGCCCAAGTCTGCTAAAGCGTTATAGCCTTTCTTTTTTTGGTTAACAAGGGATAGTTGTAAGTAACGAATCATATTAGCCAGTGAGGTACCTGCCATAGAACCTTGTATACCCATATCACCCAATACACCAATAGCAGCAGCCGTTTGCCGAAGGTCTACTCCAGCAGTTGCCATATCTGCTCCTGCATAGGATATGGACTGGGCTAAGTCTGTTAAAGATATATTTGCATTAGTAACTGCAGTATATAAATCATCTGTTACTCTAGCGGCTTCAGTCATTGGGATTTGGTACATTGACATGATATTGGTCATCAAGTCAGCTACACCACCTTTCTGTCCCACTGGCATTGTAAAGATTGAAGCCAGCTTGGATGCTGGCCCAATCATTTCTTTAATAGCATCGAATTTATTACCCGCCATAGCCAGGTATCTTTGTCCTGATGCAACATCCGAAGCAGTAAGAGGAGTTATCTCATTGACATCTTTTGCCAATTGTAACATTTCTCTTTGTTCTGCAATGGTAGCACCAGCAATTTTCGAAGCAGTCCAAACTTCATTCTGAACACCCGCAGAGTATTTATAGGCCCTTGCCATTCCCCCTACGAGCTGCATTCCGAAGTCCATTGTATTGGAAGCTGACATCTGTATACCTCTATTCCAGGTATTCATATCATTCATCATTGTTCTGAATGACCCAGATATCTTGCCAGCCTCTTGAGAGAATCGGTCTTTTAAAACCATGGCAACACCGACCTCTACTATACTCCTACTGGTATTCATAATTTACTTTCTTTTCTTTAATTGTTTATAATATTGCTCGGCCATTTCCTTGAATATTTTCCTTATTCGGTACGGAAGACGTAAAAAGCCGAAATAGTCTAAGGCTATCTCGGCTCTGGTGATATAAACAAAATCACTCTCTAACATTACTCTTCCGTCAGGTAGAAAAAATTCGGTGCCCAAACTATAGGATAAGTTCTTTCCTCTCCAGTGGTTGGATTAGTGATGTGAGACTCACCTTTGAAGATAGGGTCCATAGATAAGATATGCTTTCTCATCTCAGCCATATCCTTTGCAGTAAACGGAGTAAAGTTTTCTACCTTCTCCCAACTACCATCAACCTCTAAGTAAAGGTTCCGACAAAGAAGGGGAGCATTCTTAGTTTGTTTATCCAAAGGCAACTTCATGAACTCTTGTTCTCCCTTACCAGTCATACAATCGAATTTAATTCTCTTGCCAGATGAAAGAGTGTATTCATGGTCTACCAATCTAACTCCCTCTGGATAATAAGGGATAGCATCTGGCTTCTGATTTAAATCCTCTACAGTTGGAGTAGTACCGTAATCGAAAAGGAACTCATGAAGGTCTTGGCCATAAGTAATCTTACCACCATTCTCTTTGCCCCAATCATATTCGAATTCTACTTCCTCTCCCAAAGAGAAGATACGAGAATTGAAGATAATAGCATAACGGTCATTGACTGGTAAGTTAAGGGCATCATCTACGGTTAATTTCCCATTAGGGGTAGCAGTAGTTCTAATTACAATTGCTGCAATGAACTTAGTAAGGTTCATCAAAGTCTTCATGTCTGAAAGGTTACTGAGAATATCTTCATCAGCACCATTCTGTTCTCTGATTTCATATTCGAAACCAGAAGGTCCGGTAAATCTAAATGTTCTAAATTCCATAATTTGATATATTTAATGTTTACAAATGTTCATAGTACTCCGTATAACAACAAGAAAGGGGTGAGCTCCTATCACAGGAATCCCACCCCTCCACCGAATCTTAGTGAAAATAGACTAAGGAATTAGTATTTATCTGCAGTACCAACTGAGAACTCTATAGACTCAATGGTATTCTCTGAAGCCATTCTGTCCAAGTCTAAGCCGGTAATCTTACATGGCCATACCTCTTCGAAGACGTGGGTATTAAGAACCGAGACTCCATCTTCGGCAAGTTCATTTACAATAGCCGTTTCCCAATATTGGCTTGGTACCAAACCTCCACCAACTATGTGGTCTTGGCAAGCATAAAGCCAATCATGAAGCCATGTGTCTGAACCTGCAGTAGTCATAAGTTTCTCTACAATAAGATTACCTATAGTAACCCTACCTGCAGTTTTAACGTCTCTATTGACGTCCCCATGAGCAACCTGGTCAATCTCAATATCCGGCAAAGTACAACTTTGGAATAGATAGGTATTGATAGGGTGTTTGGGGAACATGATGCTCCACAAGAATTTCTTCCGTGGGTTTTTTACTTTTGCTCCCATTGTGTTATGAGTTTATAAGTTATTACTTGTTTCTACGATTGATACTGCCTTAGAAGCTGCATCGATTACAATCTCCATAGTTACCTCTTGCATAGGAACTACATCCTTATACTTAAGGATAGCACGGTACTTACCTTGACGGGCATCTGCTTCGTTATTAACCGAAAGGTCATCCCAAGAAGTTGCATCTTGGTCACCCATCCAGGTATACTCGGTCATAGCATCTTCATCTACCAATGAATCCAGTGTAGGTTTAACCTCCAACCAGATTCTCTTCCAAGTACTCCAAACGTTTGGTTCTTCGATATACTTGTTGAATACCGGGCGAAGGAACTTCTTCAGGTAAAGGTTCAGTCTTACGATTGAAAGGAATCTTTCAGAATCCTGTTTCACTTGAGAAGAGAAGCAATGCCATAGCATGGTTTGCTTACCTGCATCTGGAGTATCTTTGATTACCATCTCATTGATATAATTCTGAGCAAGGGTGTTCAGTTCGTTATATCGAGAAGGAGAACCATAGTTGGGGCATACTGGACCAACTGCATCCCCAATAACTCCTCGGTTCATACCTGCAAAGGATTTCCAAGGACCATATTGAGTAGCAGAGGTATCTCCCAAACCAACAATAGTACCCACTACATCGGAATCCTGAAGATTACCCTTTTCGTTGTAGTACTTAAGTCCACCACCAAAGTAGGCAATGTACTTAGAGTTACCTACAGTACCAAGGCAAGTCTGTACCCAAGTAACCTGAGCTTTGTAATCTCTTGCCTGAGTACCTTGAGTATAATGGGTTAAGTGTTTGGGAACTTCGATATACAGTACCCATTCCATCAGTTCTTTTGCCATATCGGCAGCAGCCTTGTATACTTTGAGTACCTCTGAATCTTGTTCCAAGTGTTGAGAGATATGTGAAATAAACAATTGGTAGAAGTCTGTGTAGTCTTTTACCAAGTCCAGTGAAGCAATCCATTCTTCGGCAGTTGGGGTGGAACCTGCACTACCGATAGTACCATTAAACAGTTTCTCTGTTTCGGAAGGTGCAGCATCTCCCACGGTAATAGTGATAGCATTCTTAGTACCATCAATATCATCGGTAAGCCACTTAATTAGGTTTTCAAAAGAGGAACCTGCAGTAATTACCGGCTTAATATATTCCGAGTTCTTAGCAAATGCACTAAGAGCAAGGTAATCTACCGAAGTATTATTGTTATCATCGGCAGTTTTGTAGGTTATTACTGGACCCTGTTCAAGTACTTGCCCATTAGCCGAATGGATTTTATAATACAAGGTATTAGCTTGCTTATAAAAACCAACCTGAAAAGTATCTGCACTACCAATGGGATCTCCATATCCCTTGGTTACTAATCCAAAACTATAGGTAGTACTACCTGATTTGAAAGTAATCAGAGCAGAGGGTTTAGCCGAGTCGGGTACAGCAGAAGCAACTGAAATCCCATCTTCTGAATCTTTAGCTTTTCTTGCCGCAGTCGAAGAAGCAGTTACTGTACCTTGAGTAGCTCCCTTGCCAAGTACTCGAATAACACGAAGCTTAGAACCACCTTGCAAAGCCTTTTCGATATTTGATACAGAACCATCTGGTACAATTTCAGAACCATAGATTCTTTGGAACTGAGAGAATGTAGAGATGATTTCTGAAGGGTCATCGTATGGGCCCTTAGTAGTTCTAGCCAATACACAAGAAACTCCTAACATGGGAGTAGTTTGAAGAACATTGTTGTTCTTAAACTTAAAGTCAATGTGAGGTGAAGTTGGCATAATTCTATTGTGATTAAAGTTAATTACTTGTTTAATTTATACCCTAGAGTATTGTACCTATGCCTTAGGTACTTTTAACTCTAACATTTCATTTTCGTTTTGTTCTAACAATCCAATAAGAACTGATATATCCTTGATAGGTGTAAGAGTACCTTCTCCCAAAGCTTTTTCTGGAAGAATACCGTCTTTACATACATAAGTGTATACCTTCTCAAGTATACCATGTTCTACATCTGGATGGTCATAATAATTACCAATCTCAATGAATAGGTTTCCGGTGGGAGCAAGCCTGCCCTTTTCCCATTCCTCTAAATCATTGAAGTATGGTCTCACGTATCCTCTAGCAGGTAAGCCAGTATATAAGATTGTATGTAGCAACCTCATATCGGCTTGTGTTTGAGAAACTAGATGTACATCTATGGTAATATCTTTAGTTTCATAAGGAAACTCTGAAGCTTGGTAATTACCATCCTCAAGTTTATCACCAATGATGTATTTATTCACACCAATATCTCCAGCATAATAACCTTGTAGTTCTATGGTTATTCTTGGGAGAGTCTTTGGGCCTTTTACTTGATTATTCCCTATACCAAAAAGAGGTATAAACTTCTTCATACCTTTGATTGCCTCTTGAAATCTTTTTTCGTTTTCTTGAGACAAAGGTAAGAAGTCTTCTGGGTTTAAGGTAAGACCCATTTCCAACATTGTACTAAGTAGAGAGATATAAAAAGTTCTTTCTACTATTTCTTCTGAGTTTACCATTAAAGTCCTAATCTAATATTTAACTGAACACTTTGATTGCCATTGTCATTAATATACCCATTATAAGTTACCTGAATACCTCCAAAACCACTCATTATGGTTTGTAAATGACCAACACAATTTAATTCACTAACCCATTGAGTAGCAATATTTGAAGGATAATCGGTAAGCCATACTTTAAAGGGTATTGGTTCAGAACCAATACCTCCAGGGAATTGACCCTCTATTGTCTTACTTATATCGGTTATCTTAAATTGTTTTACAAATTTAGCAACTTGAATACCGTTGATAAGGTAGTACTGATAACCCTTTACATTACTAATCTGAGCAGTACTAGTATTTTGACCAAGATTTGGGAATGGTATATTCGGGGTTGGTTCAAAGCCATACTTAGTAGTTCTAGTACCTGGAGATTGAGTTATATTTAAAACTATCTCAGTGTTAGGTTCTTGCTGTGAGATAATCTTAACTATAGCAGTTCTTTCCAAGGGGTCATAGTTACTGGGGTTATGTTCTTGATTAGTAGATTTAGTTTTGATAGTAAGCTTACCTGCGGCATTAGCTTCTCCAATTTCTTGGGTTACCTCTAACCAATCTGAGGAGCTTTCAACTTTCCAATCTACAGCACGATATTCATCTTGAGGCTTATTATCGATAAACTTCTGTTGGTAACTGTATACACCTATTTCTAGGGTCTCACCCCTTTTAGTACCATCGAAAGTATGGGAAGTAGTTTCTGGAGTAATACTAAAATAAGTTCCCCAGGTCTCTACTATTTTAGGAGCGGCCTTTTGTACCAGGGTTACTTCCCTTTCTACACCCTGAACTACTACCTTGAGGACCTGCTCTTTTAAGGTCTGTTCTGTATTTACTGCTTTCGGTTTTACACGAATGGTAGCAGTACCAGTTCCTGATAGTGAAGATATTTCAAAATCTACTGCCATTATATAATCCTCCTTATTTCTTTTCTAACTTCATTACGTATTTCCTTTTGTAAGGCAGCTTTTCCACCAGCAGCCTTAAATGCGGGAGCCCAGAGAGGACGAGGTGGTAAATTACCATCTCTACTACCATACTCTAACATGATAGCTATCTGATTCAAAGTTTTTCTTGAAGTCTTACCAGTATAAGTAATCTTCTTGATTCCAATTGGTAAACCAACGAAAGTTCTTTTCTTACCTTTTACTAAGGTAACTGACCTGGCATATTGTCCAGTAAGATTTAGCATGGTATGGTCTCCATATTTCTTTATGGTACCAGGAGCATGTGGTGGCCAAGATACTCCGGAACCCCTTGGAGGTACACCAGTATTCAAACTTCGTCTTACTATACGAAGAAGTTGATTACCAAACTTTTCTGTACCTTTCGCATAACCCTTAGTTAAGATACTTGGAGTTTTAGCAATCAACCTTTCTGCACGAGCTTGTTCTCGTTTATCTACGTATATTTCTAGAGGACCAATTGGAGTCGATAGTGTAATATTAACCGACTTACTTGGCATAATTCTTATTATTGTTTAGGTTTATCTAATCCCAATTCTTGAGCAATCCTTAATAAAAGGGTTTCTTGGTTAGTTAACCTCTCATTCATGGATAACTTAAATTCTTCGAAATCTGGAGCAGGATTACGAGGTGATTCTGAACGATTATTAATTAAACCAAGAATATTATCACATTCAGAAACAACTGCCTCAAATTTGGCTTTGTTATTTAAAATATTTAAAGCATTCTGTTTCTGCATTGATACCTCATTAATGATATTATCGAGATTGGTCGTATAATAGGTACCATTATAAATACCTTCATTTACATTAGTTGGTAAATAAATGGTAATTTGAGATATTGAATCTTGTATCACTAATTCGATACTGTTAACAAAACCTTCTTTACCATTTGAGGCCATTGGTTTACTTTCGCCAACTTTTAAAACTCTTGCTTGGTCAAAGATTGGATAACCAGACCGACGATCTTTCTCTAAGGTGAAAATCATATCACCCTTTTGTACTTTCTGAAAAATCAATTCTTCCATAATCATTTTCTATTTATTAAGTTTAAACCGAATGATACTGCACCTGGATTCTTCTGCATGAAGTCTACCAGTTTTAGAAATTGATAGTATCCAAATTGATTAATGAGTACCTGAGCTTTGTTTGCTACTTCTTGAGCAACCTCTATATTTGGGGCAGGTAATGCTAGTTGTATCTTAAATTCGGTGAGTTGTTCTTGTTGTTCCATAATTCCTTAGTTAATGTGTTAAAACGAAAAAAGGAGTACACCTAAAATAGATGCACTCCTTTTTAGTCATCCCAGCAAATTAAAAATTACTGAGCCGGTGTAGTTGTACCTTTTAAGGCAGCCACAACTTGATTGATAATGTTCTGGTCTCTCTGAGCATCTACTACTCGATTAAGGCGGGCAATCTCCTGGTCTTTTGCAGTATTCTCGATGAGGCACTTGATTTCCTGTTGGCCATTCTTGAGGTCACAGCAGCAACGTTCCAACTGAAGAGCCAAGTCAGATTTTACTTCTTTAATCAAGCCTTTGGTTTCACAGCAGCAATCCGACTGTTGGTGTTCCATGTGGCAGAGACGATCCATAACACGGTTGAAGCCTGCGCCCATTTGGTCACGAGAATCTCGGATATCCGAATTCGTTTTGTAACCCAAATCGCAAAGACCTCTTTCCGCGATTACAACGCCATCGCCGGCACCTTTTACTTCTACTCCCATAATTGTAAGGTTTTAAAGATTAATACTTAGGTTAATTATACATTAAATACAGAATGGTGTTGTATTTTTATTACACCAAATTAAATACGTATTCATAAATAATTGTTGCAGCATTCTGAGTGATATCAAGTGTAAGTTTTTTACCTGATTCCCTTTGAGTAACTGTAACCGTAGCAGATCTTGATGATTCTTCGGTATTCTCTGAAGCTTTACTTGATACAGTCTTACCACTAACTGTAACGGAAGACCAAGAGGGAGTACCAGACAAATTTACACCTACATCATAAGTATCTGAAGTTTCGGAACCATTAATTACTTTTTTCTTATAGGATATAAAAGTCTTAGATAAAGTATCCCCTGAAGCAGCATGGTGAATGGATTCACTTGCACCAGCACCATTCCAATAAAAGTAGTAATTATAACTTACACTAGTACCACCCTGAGTGATATCTACATAATCAGAAGCCCCATCATAGTTAGCAAAGACTCTAATAGACCTACTACTTGTACTGGTATTCTCAGAAGCCCTAAGTGTAGTACCTGATAGACTAAATCCTGAGGTACCATTGGTACTTAAACTTGGAGTAGCACTATCAGAGCCATCCCTTGTATTTGAACCTGAGGTATAGTTAGCATACCTGGGTCTACTTGCACTTGGGTACAAAGTTACACTACCTCCAGTATTACCGATGGTATAAGAACTTGCAGTTAAGCTTACACTCCAAGAGCCATAAGTATACCCAGTAAATTCGTTTGCTGCCTGGTATACCGGTACACTTACAGATTTGGTTTTACCATTTAGTGATAAGGTACCAGTAAGGGTTCCTACCTGGGTTCTAGATTTAACCGTAGTTCCCAAAGAACCTGCACTAACTGCGGTACCATAACTAATGCTAGCACCGCTTGTAATTGTGCCTCCTCCAGTTGTAGAACCATTCCATCCCCAAGTTTGAGAATATGAGGGCATAATTGAGAATGAACTTCTACTTCCTCCACTTGCAGGTATATCGGATACACTTCCTCCACTTGCAGTGATTTCACTATAAGTCTTATAACCTGCAGATTGAGAACAACTAATGGTTACCTTCTTATTAGTTTCAGCTTGTGTTAAGGTTACCGTACCGCTTCGTGTACTGGTAGAGGTATTATTACCCATAGTTACAGAAGTACCGCTTCCAGATACGCTACCAGAGTTGGCTCTAGTATAAGTTAAAGCTATTTGGTTACCATAATTATGCCCATTTCTTAATTCTTGCTTGTAAGAAGTAACTGAAAAGGTTTTAGTACCTCCAGTAGCCCCAAAAGACATAGAGGTAGGTATTACACTCCAACCATAACTCCAAGATTGAGAGGCTGCTGCCTGAGTGAAGGTAGCAGAAACGGTTTTACCAGATTCATCTTGAGTATAAGTTCTAGTATGAGCTCTTGAAGATAGAGCTAAATTTTCGGTAGCAATAAACCCCATAGTATCAGTAGACCCCTTTAACCAATCTGGTAAAGTTGTTCCGGTATGACCCACTGTTACCGAAGAGCCTTGAGCTACCCCATCCCAATACTTTTGTTTAGTTGAAGTTAAACCTATTCTAGCAGGGGTTGATTCTCCACCTATGGCAGGAAAAGTAAAGGAAGTATTTATAGCTGTAAAAGTATACTTATAAGTTACCTTATGAATATCTTCGAGTTTGACACATTCGTTGTTTCCATAGGAACTGGCATTGGATAGTTCCAACCCCAAATAGTTTTCCCCTGTTCCTGTAGGGGAGAGTGCTAACAATTCAGCCTTGGTAGGACAGTCATTGCCATCCTTACCAAGGCCTACTTTACTTTTGACAGCACTCCAGGTTGCTATCTCTCCCATAAGATTTATTTGTTTTTAAGTTCCTGAATCTCTGCCTTCAAAGCCTTAATCTCATCGTAAAGAAGTTTAACACCCTCGATTGCCAAGGTTGACATCTTGTGATATTTAACTTGTTTTACGAGTACGTATTCTTCTCCATTGATTTCTAAGGTTTCGAATTCCTCTGGATTAGGTACCGTAGATTTCTCTACTGGAACTTCTTCCACATATTTACCAAAGCCTAAGCCCTCAAGGTTCTGAGCAATAGTTCCCTCATCCTCCTTACCAAGCATACTAAATGACTTAGTAGGTATCTGGCAAATCTGGTCTAGAGTATGATTCAAATCTCGGATATTATCTTTGAGTCGAATATCTGAAGACTCTTTCCAGAAACCGGAAGGAGCAGTAGTCTTAGCAAATACTACCTGGTCAGTAGTTGCCAATCCCAATTGAGCTCTAGTTACTGTATGAGGATTATCCTTTCTACCTGCATGGCTATTGATAGAAGTTTGAGCAGCAGTACCTGCAGCCTTAGCATCGGCAATAGCAGCAGCCTGAGCAGTAGATACTGGTTTATCTGCATCCGATGTATTGTTAACATTACCCAAACCAACTTGAGCCTTAGTAACTGTATGAGGATTAGATTTATTGGCAATGTGATTATTTACCTTAGTTTCTAAGGCAGTTACATCTGAACCAGTATCGGCAATCAAATCGTCAACGTAAGTTTTTAATTCTGTACGAAGAGAATTGATAGCATTGGTTCTATCGGTAATTTCATTTGCCAAGCCTTGTACCGTATTATCCAGGTTAGTTTTATCGGATGCCGTCATTACACCAGCAGCAGTTTTGGTTGCTGCAGGGATATTAACATCTACATCAGTACCTCTAGCATATGAACCTTCTTCGGTATTCTTTACCCATCTAAAATATTTTAGAATGAGATAACCCGCAGCTGGATTAATAGAGTTAATTACCGTCATTATTTCATTCGGTAAACTATTAATCAGCTTATCATGAGCATTATCTTTTGCAATACGGGCCTCTTGTTCAGCTTCAATAGCATCTGGTAAGGTTTGATTAAGCATTATTACACTATCGGCATCCATCAGACCAGCTTCTCGAGTAGTGGCTGGAGTTAGAGGGATTACCATCCCATCGGGTTTATCAATGTAATGCCCTTGACCATCCGTAGCAGAATAGTTACATAAGATAATAATATTACGCTTATTTTTGTTAGCTATTGAAACCTTACTAATTAAATTTTTAGGCATGCTAGATACCACATCCTCAAGATGCTTACCTCTACTACCTTCGAAAGCAGTACCTGCGATTTCCCCAATGATAAGAGACGAAGTATTACTGTCTACGAATTTAGTACCTGACCAACGGAATTGGTATGGAGGTTCACCATCGGCAACATTTATATAAATCTTACCAGATTCTCCAACTACGGGAGTTTGGTGACCTGCATCCGTATACAATTGAACATTAGTAAGACCTCCAGTGGGGCTTACATCATAGGTAGCATATACTTCAAGTACATCATCTACATATGAAGGCAAATGGTTAGCAGGTACTAACCCATTCCCATCCAATGGAGCAAAGCCATCAGCCTTACCCTTAGTTGCTACAAAGGCATCATGCTTAGCTTCTAGAGTGTTAATGTTATTCTGCAGTTTATTATCAAGGGCAGTGTCTGCCTCAGTTCTATCGGCAATCTCCTTATCAATCCTTGCACCCAATGCAGTATCAGCAGAAGTACGAGCAGTTGCTTCATCGTTTACAGCTTTAGTAAACTTGGTATCTAAAGCAGTATCTGCAGCTTTTCTATCAGCTACTTCTTGAGCAAGAGCGGCTTCTGATTTACCATTCAAAGCTTCGATAGCATCTTTACGGTCCTGAACCTCTTGAGCAATAGCATTGGGTAAGGTCTCATCCAGGTTTGTCTTATCTACGGCAGTCATAACTCCGGCATTTTCTTTAGTTGCCTTTGATATACTGATATTATCAGTGCCCTTTAATTCATATACTCCAGTATCTCTATTAAAAGTTGAGGGTTGAGATACTAAGTCTACATGGTCTGAATAAGGAACTGAATTCCTATGAGAAGTTATAAACTTCTCAGGAAGAGAATCAAACAGCTTCTTATCTGCTGCAGTTTGTACACCAGCTTTCTCTGTAGTAGAGGCAGGCAATGTAATAGGATTCTGTTCTACTGTACCATCTTCAACTACGGTCTTAGTAGCAGCTATGCCAACAGTAGTTTCATTGGGAGTTACTGCACCAAGAGCAAAGTTAGCCGTAGAGATTCTATCTAACTCAACCTTATCCTTAGCAGTCATCGTACCAGCCTTAGTAGCCGATACCTGAGGCAAATCGAAAGTTTCGGTAGTATCAGCATTCAAACCGTTATCCTTAGTTACGGTTACTGTTACCTTATTAGCATCAGAAGCTGCAGAGAGATCAGTTAAAGAATTTGGGTCTAACCCATCTAACTTAACCTTGTCTGCAGCAGACATAACTCCAGCAAGAGTTTGAGTTACCGGAAGTAAATTCTTGGTAGCTTCTACTTCTTCACCATATTGGTTATTTGCCTTATCCTTGGTTGAAGTCTTTACTTTGAAAGAAAGCTGAGTACCTGTTCGGGTTACAGTACTAACATCAGTAACCATGGTATCAGGCAAAGCATCAGAAGTACCTTCTTCAGCTACCAGTCTTTCTTCATGGTCATCGGTAATGTTAGTGAACTTATTATCTAAGGCAGTATCAGCATCGGTTCTGTCCTGAATTTCTTTATCGATACGTTTACCCAAAGCTGTATCGGCAGCAATACGGGCAGCTTCTTCTGCATCGATGTTATCCTGGAGAACTTTATCTGCGGCCTTTCTTTCCTCTCTCTCTGTATTTAAGTCAGAAGTATTCTGGTCAATCTTTGCTTCCAATCGAATATCCTCAGCTTTACGAGCAGCGATTTCGTTATTAAGCAAATCAGTAATTGCAGTATAACCACCATTAACATTATCTTGAATACCCTGGATTAATTCCAGGTTACGTTGGATATTGGCAGTATTCTGTGTTACCAGGGCATTAGTAGCATTCAGTGAAGTTAACAGTTCAGTCCGTGTTTCACTTACAAAAGTTCTCAACTCATTTACCGTAGTAGTAAGTGTAGTACTTAAGTTAGTGAAAGACTGTTGTAGGGTATTATCCCCTTGTTCACGCAGATTCTTTTCGGCAGTAAGCTTATTCTCCAACTCGGTAAGCTTAGCAGTCATTGTAGTTGCAAAGTTGGGGTCATCTCCAAGAGCCTTAGCAATCTCTGCCAAAGTGTCAAGTACTTCTGGAGCAGAGCCAATAATTTTTTGAATTGCTGCCTCTACTTGTTCAGAATTTTGGAAATCCGAATCATTCAACAATTCAGATACCTTTGTGATATAGTTAGCATGTTCCTCAATGCCATCCAACTTAGCAAAGAGTAAATCAGTAAAGTCATTTGAAGAAAGTACCTTACCGTCTACCTTATCTACCTTCTTAGAATCTAAGGCTTGGTCAGCAGCAATTCTGTCTGCCTTCTCTTGAGCCAAAGCATTATTGATAAGGGTATCTTGGTTAGCTCTTTCTGTAGCTTCCTTATCGATGTTATTCTGTAATTCAGTATCACCAGCTAATCGGTCATTCTTTTCGGTAAGGATATCTTTGTTGATACCAGCCATATCATCTTTATGATTCTGAAGGTTGGTATCAATCTTGGCCTCAAGAGAAGTCTCTTTGGCAATTGCTCGGTCTTTCTCTGCATTAATAGCAGTAGTATTAGCATTTACCTTTGCTTTTAATTCATTCATAGCATCGGTATTACCTGCCTCTAGAGAATCAATACGAACTCCCAAAGCATTATCACCAGCAATACGGTTTTCCTTTTCTTGTTCAAGCTTAGTATTAAGGCTAGCTACCTCAGATTCCAAAGCCTGCTTAGCATTATCCAATTTAGCCGTAAACTCAGTACTCAAGGCTTTATCGGCTGCAGTACGGTCTGCTACTTCTTTATCAAGGTTTACTTGGAGAACCTGGTCAGCAGCAGTCCTTTCTACTCTTTCAGTGTTAAGGTCGATATTAAGGGTATCGATACGAGAACTCAAGGCACTATCTGCATTGGTACGGTCAACGATTTCCTCGTTAATCATATCCTTAACTTCCTTGTAGTTATCCCCTACAGTCTTAGTTAAATTTGTGATTGCCTCTGAATTTCTTTCGATATTATGTTGGTTAGTAGCGATTGCCGTAGTATTGGCATTTACCTGCTCGGTAAGCTCATTACGCAAGGTATTGATAGACTCTTGCATACTCAAAGCCAAGTCTGAGATACGCTGGTTAACGTTAGCCAGACTTTGAGTATATGCTTCATCAGCAGTCTTTCTTTCGGCAATCTCCTTATCCAAGTTAGCCTGAATTACTGCATCGGCATCTTTACGGTCTTGGATTTCCTTATTAAGGTTATCTCTTACAACTCCGAGTGCAGCATCTCCAGTAGCAGACTTATTGTCTACGTATTCTTTCAGTTTAGTTTCAAGGGCAGTATCTGCATCCTTACGAGCTTGAACTTCAGCAGCTACCTCAGCACTGTTTGCCTCGTCTCCTGCAATACGGTCTTCGATTTCTTGGTTAACCTGTTCTGTGATTGCAGCCAACTTCCTAGTGATGGTAGTTGCAAAGTTGGGGTCATTTCCAAGGGCATCGGCAATTTCCTTAAGAGTATCAAGTACCTCAGGTGCTGAACCAATAATCTTTTGGATAGCAGCATTTACTTCTTCTTCAGTTTGGAAACCGGCATCATTGATAAGCTGGGAGAGATGGGTAATATAGTTTGCCTTCTCTTCAATTCCATCAAGCTTAGCTTTGAGGATATCAGTAAAGTCATTCTTGGTCAAAGAATAACCTTCACGTTTATCTACCTTCTTAGTATCAAGGTCTTTATCCCCTTTTTCTCTAGCAGCGGCCTCTACAGCAATAGCATTGAGCAATTGTTCTTTGTCTTCTACACCCTGCTCTTTTACATCGTCAATTTTGTGTTCAAGAATTAAATCCTGAGCAGCACGAGTGGTAGCCTCTGAATCTATATTGTTCTGTAATACCTGGTCTGCAGCAGTACGTGCTTGAGCTTCTTGGTCAATTTTACCTTGAAGAGCATTGTCTGCATTAGTACGGTCTGTTACCTCTTTAGAGATTTCATTATGAAGAACTTGGTCCTCAGAATGACGGTCTACCTTCTCTTGGTCAATTTTACCTTGAAGAGCTAAAGTATCAGCCTGACGATTAGTGATTTCCTCGTTAATCTTAGAATCCAGTACAGTATCTGCATTTGTACGATTTGCAGTTTCTTCGGCAATCTTTGCCTCGAGTGCGGCCTTATCATTGATATGTAGAGTCTTAAGTTCATTTACACTTTCCTTAATCTCATTATCGGCAGCAATACGTTCATCTTTTTCCTTTTGGATAAGGTCCTTAAGTTCTTTCTCAAGTTCATCATTACCTTGATTTACCTTATCTTCAAGGTCTTTGATATCTTCAGCATTCTTATCTACCTTCTTCTCAACTCTGTCGATTTCGGCTTTTAAGTCTGCCTTAACAGTATCAATCTTCTTATTGATTTGGTCTAACCCATATTCGAGGTTATCCTGAACTGCTGCTATTGCAGCACCCAGAGCAGCTTCGGCTTCCTTAGCACGATTAACCTCTTCGGTTAAAGCAGTACGAAGGTCGGTTAATTTATTAGTGATAGTAGTTGCAAAGTTGGGGTCATTGCCCAATGCTTCTGCCAACTCTTTAAGAGTATCAAGGGCATCATCAGCACCATCAACCAAATCACTAATCATCTGTTTAACTTCTTCCTCAGTTTGATATTTCAAATCATTCTCAAGCTGAGAAACTTTAGTGATATAATTTGCATGTTCTTCGATGCCATCAAGTTTAGCCTTCAACTCATCTGTAAAATCATTTTTCGATAAGTCGTATCCTTCTTTCTTATCTACCTTATTCTTGATAGAAAGTACGAAGGCCCAGAACTCATTTATGGTTCCTCCAAAGCCAGCTTTAACAAAGTCATCATAGTAACCCTGTAATAACCGCTGGTCTATTTCTTCGCAGGTATAATACTTACTTACATACATATTTTATAAAATTTAAGGATTAATTACTGCACGTTGACGACCCAGTAAGAATTCAGAATCGATATCCCTGAATGGTTCTCCCTCTGAACCACAGAAGGCATTCATTGGTACATCCGGATTTTCGGGGTCTACATCTCCACCGTCCTCAATATCTCCCCGTATGCAAGCATAATCAGGAAGCCTATTTACACGGAACTTTATTACCTGGCCTATACCAGGATGAGGTATTATTTTATCCCAGATATCCCCGAAGTAATCTTGAAAGCAGGTGACAAATTTGTTTCCGGTCATCGATTGAAATGCCGTTACATCATTGCCATTACCTTTCATTTCAATATGAACTCCAGAGGTACCATTGAGGATAACCAGATTACTATCAAACCAAATTCCACTGTTTGTAGTAATTGGTGTCCACCTCAGTACTAACATCTTTGCCATATACTTTATTTTTATTCTACAAATTCAACTTTGGTATCTCGGTCTCTCTTTAGGATAATCATGAAAACTAAAGCCTCATCCTTTGCCTGAGCAGTCTGAGTATCTCCAGAAGGCTTATACGTTATACCATTAATTACAAACCTATCTTGTTCCCAATTAAAATCCCAATAACCTTCCGGTGTAAGATAACCGATTTGTTCTATATAAGATTTAGAAATTAGTATTGATAAGTTTTCATCATCCAATTCTCCTGAAATAGTTGCCTTATTGATAGGCCAGTTTCTGAAAGCATTGTAGTAACATAATGCCTCGATTTGGATGTTATAATATTTAGGTATACTGTCTTCGGCATGACTGAGAAGCTGATTAACATGTTTGGCCCAGGTTATGGATTGCCTACCAGCATCCCAATCTAAGAAGTCAGTGATAATTTTCTTGTATCTATCCCAAGACCGGTTCTTAACCAATCTATGAGGAGTCTTGGTCATCGTTTTCTAATTAAGGTTTTACCATTACTCTTTACTGGAAAGCGGGGATTTGGCCCATCTATTAATCCAGGTCTTCTTCTGTCTACTACTTTTGGAACTACTACATGACTTGCTTGGTCACAGAATGGTAAGTAGATTTCCAATCGTCCAGCTAACATACAAAGGTTTTTTCTTAACTCGTCTATGATACCGCCAGGTTGCATTGCTTGAGAGAATGTTTTCCATAGGGAAGATGTTGCATCGGCAAGTGTATCATAGTACTGCACTTCAGTAGGCCCAGTTGTGATTTGTTTGATTCTATCACCTCGAGCTTGTTCCGGTTTAGAAGAACCATCACCAACTTGTTCTTTGGTTGAAGTAAGTTGACTTAGGTATTCTCCTGTACTTGTTAATAAATTAAGGAGCTTAACATTGAGATAATCCCATGCTGCCAATTCCATAATTAATTGGTTTTCTAGAGCTTCATACATTAACTCATCATTATATTTATCCAGTGGGATAATATGATTTACTAGCGGTTGGATATATAACTGCCATTTAGTTATGTACATTGCTTTCTCTTCTGATGACATACCATCTGAGATTTCTGAAGGAATGTAATAATTGATTAGGTTATATATACTATCAGTTAATGTAGTTTTGGACTCGGTATTTACAATTACGGTTTTAGTTGCATTTAAGTTAAGTCCTTCGGAGTTCGTTATGTTCAACGCTACTGTATAGAATCCGGACTTTTCATAAGTATAAGTAGGTTGTTTAACATCATAAACGGACCCCTTATCATCACCAAAGTCCCAGTCAAAAATGGCCTTGGCTGGGACTTTGGTTAATACTCTAAATGAAACTTCCAGACCATTCGCAATAGCTACAAAGTCTAGATTGTCCATGGTATCTTATTTTTTAGATTCTTCGAACTCTTCCAACAGAACCTGAATCAGAGTTTCAACTGTATCACCTTTGTCGGCAACAATTTCGTGACGAGCAGCGATAAGGGTTGCTTCTTCGAGAGTATAGGCTTTGGCAATCTTTTTGATTTCCATGCCTTTTTCGAACTGAGCATTCAGTTTCTTTTCCAACTTATCGATGTCATCATTGGAGTATTTGTCGACAGCTTTCTTATCAAGAACCAAACGCAGGTGACCTGAATTCAAAGCCATCTGAATCTTTTTAGTTCTGTACTGTCGAGCACTCAATTCTTTTTCTTCTCCTCTACAAATTGTAATACCTGTAGATTGGTCATGGAAGCTGTAAGCTTTAGCACCTACAGTTACTTTATATTTATCCATAATTTTACTAAGTTTTTAGATGTTTAAAATTAGGGGTAGGTCCTCGCAAAACCTACCCCATCAAGAAATGGAATTATTTGTAAAATAAACCAGGTGTATTATTACTCAAGGTTAACCAAGAGATACGGGTCAATGTTCATAAATTCGGGGAATCCAAATTCTGAGAACTTCTTCTCTGCAGACAGAATCAATGCAGCATCCTGGTACATCTTAGAGAAGCCTGTAGTCAGAGTAGCATAGATTGCCTGAGTCTGATTTGATACGATTCTTTCTGATTCAAGCATCAACTGTTTTGCAGTCAGTTTAATCAAAGCAGCAGTTGTATCAATCAACAGCAAACCTTGGTCAGGTGTTCCCGGGTGAATATAGAAGTTAGCATTCTTAGGTACCGGAGACTTCACGTTCAGTGTAGCTTCAGTTGTACCAGAATGACGTTCTTTGAATTCTGGCAAGTTCAGCATTTCGATTGCCTGGTCTTCACCACCAATCATAGTAGTAAAGTTACGTCCCATACGAGCAGCTCTTACCCAGATATGTAGCAAGTCTTTGTAAGTGATACCATTCGTAGTTTCATATACACCGATAACCGGAGCAGATTCTGAACCATCAGGTTTGTTACCGTTGATAACAACATCCATTGCCAGAGTATCCATTGCATAACCAAGCTGAACACCGAAGTCACGAAGGTAGATTGCCAATACATCCAGAGATACGTAGTTACGAACTTCATCAGTAAGTTTGAATCCCTTACCAATTTTGAAGAGACTTACTGATTTCTGTCCAAAGCTTACATCTCCCAATGGGATAGTTTCTGCTTCGTTAACCTTTGCAGGTGCAGCATCGGACATATTAATCATCGGCATGATTGCGCTAAGACCACTGATTGACTGGTCAGATGCAATAATCTCCGGATAGAACGGAGCTTGACGCATACCAAGAGTGATAGCAGAACGAATGATTTCCGGAACAATCCAACGAACATCTTGCTGAGGCATCGTGAAGATGTTTTCCATTGTGTCGATTTTCGGATTGATATCCAACTTCTCGAACAATTCATCTTGGGTAATACCCCATTTACCAGTGGTAAGTTCACCTAATGTGATGTCCACAGGTTTTTTGTTCTGTGAACCTTGACGGTAAGCATCCAACTGCTGTACCATTTGAGGAAGTTCTTTTGCGAAGTCTTCTCTCTTCAATTTTGAAATATCAACTTTTTCCATGTTTCTTCTTCTCTTATTTAATAAGTACTTGAATTACCTCGTTTGCCTCATCTGCAGGTGTGATGGCAATGAAAGGTGTAGCATCTGTTGACTGGTTTGCTTTTACAAATCGGCCGTTCAGTAAGTCACCAGAGGGAACTACATATCCTGCTTTTAAGTCAGCAGCATTAGATACCCAGTTACAAATCATGTAACCTTCCACAGCAACAGTTACCTCTACTGGGAATTTGTTCTGTGCCTGGTAAGCAGGATTTACATTGTCGGTTACTGCCACTCCGATATATACCTGAGTAGATTCAGTGTAAGGTTCAATTAAACCGTCTTCTCCAAGAGCTACCGGCATACCTTGCAAAATTGTTTCACCATCTTTTACACAGAAAGCTTGGTGCAATTTGTGTGATTCACTTTTGTAAATCACCGCTCTTGGGGTCTTTTCCCCAAACAGCGTCATTGGCTGGTCTTTATTTACGATTTTAGTCATAACAGTGATATTTATCGATTATTACTTGAATTTCTTCTTATACAAGTCTTCGAGGGTTTCCGAAGTAGACTTGGCTTCTGCATTCGAAGTAGTTGCAGGTTTCTGAGTTCCAGTCTTTTCATCAGTCTCTGCAACAGAAGAAGCACGGCTTACATCATGAGAACCACAGCTTGCACATACCATTGGGAATTTTTCTTCCAGACGACTCTGATAATCCTTAGTTAAGGAGATGAGAGTAACGATGCCAGTAGTTTCGGCATTCAACATTGTAACAATAGTTTCATCGGCTTTATCACCCATCAACTTCTTGTAAGTAGTAACAGCATTTTCACGGAGAGAAGCAATGTGATTCTTTCCTACAGTTGCCATTTCCTTCA